AAAAATATTGTCGTATTGGCAAATGCCAACGGCATGTTCTTTAAATTTCATGTCATCCAACGATTCTTCCGCGGATTTCCTCAATTTTTTCTAATGCCTCAAGGGTGCGGGTAATTTGTTCCCGCCAGCCAGAGTTTTCTTCAGAAATGTCTGTTGCTGGATTGAAAGTTTCCATATCAACCAAATCTGGGTCTAATCCTGCAGCGACCATACTTCCAAACAACTGTTCCTTGAAACCTGCTGCTCGTATTTCAATCGCTTGCAATTTGCGTTCATTTGTTAAAGAATCAAAAAAACTCATCGTTATCTCCTTTGTCCATCGTGTACCGTAACTTCATTCTTGCATATTTCCATGTCGTCGCGCGTCGCTATGACAATATATTTTCCTGATTTAAGGAACCTGTGTTTAACAACAACGCGATGCTCTTCTATTATTTCTGGTGTCATGTCCCCCACGACTCGCACAATATAATCATCATTATCTACTTCTACGAGACGAAACTTAACTTCTTTGCATGACTCAAAATCATCAACAAAAATAAAAACAAACAGTTCATTTGTTCCAATTTTGGGACTATAGTCCACGTATTTTTCAATCGGAATTGAAAGCAAAGTCACCTGAGAATCATCAAAATCTAAAGTTTCTGTTCTTTTGGAATGCCCATTGAGTATTGGCAGCATCCATGACCGAGCAAGTTTTGATGCTTCTTCAATCATTGATTCGTCTGGACAAAAAACTACGCGGTCCATTAGATGTCAATTGCTTTTGTATATGGGAAGTTGCTGTGGCTCATCTGTGTGTTTGCTGTTCCGAGGTTGCGTGCAATGATAATAACACCACCATCGCTCCCCGTCACTCCAGTTCCACCGGCGTTCGCTGTCCCTGCTGTCCCTGCTGTTCCTGCAGCACCCCCAGGACCGCCAGGCCAGTTGGGGTGTGGTGTCGCGGATGGGTTGGCTAGGGCATTGGAGCCGGTACTTCCTGCTGGATGGTTCGCCGCAGGGAATGTAAAGTATCCAGCGTTATGAAAAGCGGGATGTGGAGTGGCATTGGAGTTTGCATTGTAGTGCGGTGCGAATGGCCCAGATGACCACGGTGTGGCATTTGCGGGCGATGTTCCTGCTGGTTGCGTATGTGCGCCAGAGTTATGTCCTGTGTTCCCTGCGTGGTGTCCATGCCCAGAGTTGTGGTTTCCGCCATGATGTGATGCTGGGTGAGCGTGGTGTCCGTGTCCAGAGTTATGGTTCCCCCCGTGATGCCCTGCGGGGTGGTGGTGATAGCCGTGTCCAGCATTATGGTTTTTGCTTGGGTTTGCGGTGCCATTGTGGTTGCTGAAGTTTCTTGCACCATTTGCAGGGTGTGAGCCGTGAGTATTTCCTGCGCCATGATGACTTGCATTTGGTGTGGCGTTGTGGTTTGACCAATAAACATGTGTGTTGGGGTTGTGGGCGCTGTGGTGACCGCCTGCGGCCTGATGTGTTGCATTAGATGTCGCGTTATGGTTTGAGAATGCGCCATGATAGTTGGGGTTATGCGCACCCGTAGCGGCGTTACTGTACGGGGTAGAACTGAATGTTGGACCGACAAAGAAAGAGTCTGCGGGGTGATGGAATGTGCCAACATTGTGAGATGCGCCGACCGGGTTTCCTGTCGTGTGTCCATACACTGGTGCACTACCAGCAGGGTGAGGATGGTTTCCAGAAGGGTGTCCTCCGGCATTATGGCTCGCAGGACGCGTCGGTGCAGTCGTTCCTGCGCTACCGGCAGCACCAGCATTCCCAGGAGTAGCAGAGTTTCCGGACGAACCTGTAAATCCTCTACTTAAAATTGAGCCTGTTGTTCCAGCAATAGTTTTGGCGACAATAACAACTAGTCCACCACCGAGACCGCCCGCACCACCAGTTCCTGCAATAGCCGCATTACCAGAACTTCCAGGGTTTCCGGGGTTTCCTATGCCCCCGGCCTGACCTGCATTGGCTCCAGGGAAAATACCTAGAGGGCCAGCATTACCAGTACCACCAGCACCACCAGCGCCCGCATTCGTAGCAATTGCTCCAGCATTACCCGTTACTCCGAGTGAACCAGAACCAATTTTTGTTTGAGTTCCGTTCGCAGTAATAAACCATCCAGCAAGCGCATCATCCAAATCGTTCAATGCTGAACTACTAACAGCACTAGTACTAACACCCCAAGCATTCGCTGGGTTCAAAGAACTTTGCCTACCAGCAATCGTTCCGCTACCATCAGAAACGTTCGCTGCTGTAGCGGCAGGAAATCCTATTGTCCCATTGTTGGTTAAAGTCCCCTGGACAAAAACACGGAAACCGTTAGTGAACAATGTTCCACCAGAGTCAACGGTTAGTGAGGAATAGTACATATCTCGTGTCAAATATGTTGTCGTGCCATTAGCGATAGTCACAGAGCCATCCAGGCCTGTGCCAAAGATTGAGTCCCCACCAAGTCTTTGAACTAGCGATTTATTTGTTCGTCTAATTGCCATTTTATGCTACCTGTAAATAAATAGATGTACCAGCGGCACATCCCGTACCACCGACAACACTAGTAGTCACCCCAGTAAGTAGCGTAGGGGCAGATGAGATAATGATAACCACCCCACCCCCACCCCCACCTGAACCAGCAGTTCCGGGAGCGTCAATAGTAGCGGAACCACTGGAAAGACTAATATATCTTGCGGCCACAATGACTACTCCCCCTCCTGCTCCAGAAGCACCACCAGCACCGCCACGTAAAAATGTTGCGCTTGTAGAACTGCCAGTAATTGAGTATCCACGAACTGCCTGAAGGGGCTGATAGTAGTAGTTTGTTCCGCCAGTCACTGCTGTTGGTGCGGTCGCAGTCTGTGTTGCGCTTGACCCACCAAGACTATGAGTAACCGCAGTTGCGGTAGCGCCACCCTGTTGTATTGACCCAGCAGTAGAAAAACCAGTCGTGTATCCAATGGTTGAGCCGTTACCTAACATCAAAATGTTTTGAACAAAAATACGGTACCCCGCAGGGTTGAGGCGCACCCCGGCTGAAATAGTGAGGTTATAAAAATATAGGTCTCTTGTGGCTGTCTGAACAGATGATGATGGTGCGGCCATGCCTAGGGTTGTATACGTTGACGTTCCATCTAAAGTGACACTGCCGTCTCCAGCAGAACCATAAAGTGTATCTGGGGCATCAAGAAAGCCAGTTAAGTTGGAGTTCGCTTTTGACGTTGTTGATGGTCCAGAGGCGACACTCAGACCACCGCCATTCGTAAAAATGAACTTTCCCATTTTAGTATTCCACGTATCCGTTCAAAATTATATTAACTGATGTCGCGCTTGCCAGGCCACGTATTTTATCTGAATTTGTATCGCTGGCGGCGCTTCCATTATTGGTCAAAACTAACGATGTTGAGAAAGTTACTGTCTCATTTGCAGCAAGCGACAATGAGTTAATAAAAATATGAGAACTTGCAACTGTGTCACCCTTGGGCTTCAAGTAGAGTGTTACTGTTTGTGCGGAACCAGATGTATTGCAGAGGATGATTTCCTTAATAACAGCAGTTGTCGTGCTCGTTGTTTCATTTGTTGCTTCATATATATCCGCTGCCGATGTTGCAAAAGCGACAGGACCAGCCAGTCTATGTACTATTAATGGCATTACATTACCTCCATTAAACTTCTTATATTATCTCCCATAGTGACTGCTTTTTGCATAGAATTCGCTTTATAATCAGACTCATTAGAAATTTCTAGTGCATCTCGTGCTGTTTCTTCACCAGCACTAAAGTTTTCTGTTGTTTCTGTTTCGGTAGAACCGTCATATGTGTATTTAACTCGTGGCATTATTTTCTCCTATTAATTTGTGTATCCATAAAGTTTCCATGAACCTGAAAGCGCAACTGAACTGGCACCTAAACGAAAATCCGAAAGTTGAATTCCGTTATAGGAAGTAGACCCAGCATGAATTACTGTTCCAGTGTAATCGCCAAACGTTGAGGCATTATGTGATGTGACTGTTGTGTTGTCAGCAATGAACGGCCTATATATTTCCATTGCAACGTGACTATCATTATTTGCTAGCACGCCAGCAACTCCGAAAATAGTATTTGCACCATTATAATAATCGTTGGTCCCTGAATAAGTAAATCCCCTAACTGCATAGTAGTAAGATGAGGTCACTGGTGTGCTGCCAGATAATAAAGTAAATGTAAATAAATACAAATCGGAACTCGCAACTTGAAGATTAGAAAGTACGAGTCTGTAGTTGTCGTACGTTGAACTAAATACTGATGTCAAGTTTACTGTTGTGGCACCAGAGAATGTTCCACTAGCAACGTAGACAAGACCAAGGTCTCCAGTTGTTGCAACGGTTCCTGATTTGTTTGGCAGCGTAATGGTTCTATCGGCAGTAAGCGTTGTTGGGGTTAGCGTAACTTCATACGTACTCGCGCCACCTGCACGACCAGCAAGCGCAACACCATCTTGTGTGGCTGCAGTACGCACAGTTGTTGTGCCAATAACGTCTAATGCTGTCGCTGGTGAAGACGTATTTACACCAACGCGATTGTTTGTCGCATCAACATATAGTGTATTGGTATCTACTGTCAGTGCTGCCGCCGTAAGCCGCGTTCCATCGAATGTGAGGTTTGCACTACCTGCCGCAGCGTTAGAACCGTCTTTGTAAACAACTTGGTTGGCAGAACCAGCAACTGGGCCGGTCGCCCCCTGAACACCCTGCGTTCCTTGCGCGCCAGTTTCGCCCTGAACTCCTTGCGTTCCCTGTGCTCCGGTATCGCCCTGAGCACCAGTACTACCTTGCGCCCCCGTGGCTCCTTGTGCTCCAGTGGCGCCCTGTGAACCAGTTGCTCCTTGGGGTCCTTGTACTCCTTCGGAACCTTGCGCTCCAGTTGAGCCTTGGGGTCCTTGGGCACCAACGCTTCCCTGTGAGCCCTGCACGCCTTGTGCGCCAGTATCTCCTTGAGTTCCCTGAGGGCCTTGTGCTCCCGTTGCACCTTGCGAGCCCTGGGAGCCTTGAGAGCCTTGAGCACCTATATCTCCATGGGAACCTTGAGGTCCTTGCGCTCCAGTCGCTCCTTGACTACCCGTTGCACCTTGAGTGCCTTGCGAGCCCTGCGCTCCAGTTGCTCCCTGGGCACCAGCATCACCCTGAGTACCTTGAGGTCCTTGTGCCCCCGTTGACCCCTGGGTACCAGTCGCGCCTTGTGGTCCTTGCGCACCAACGTCGCCCGTGCGAGCGAATGTAATAATGATGCTCTCGTTATTGCTAAACGATGAAGCAGAGCCAGACACATACGAGCAAGAAACATCAAAGAATCCAGTTTCCTCAGTGACAGCAGAAATTGTGAATACTGCGAAGTCCGAAGAATCTGCTTTATTTGAAATCCTGAAGTGACCCTTTATCGTACTAGTAGAGTCATCGATTGTTCTTAGGTAAGACTGAATATCAGTTGAGTTAACGTCAACGTCATCAATCTTGAGTTCTGATGTAAGAGTAATATTAGAATTACTGAATTTTAATTTTCCTGCACCTGGGTCGGTATGGGCGGTGTCAGTATCGAATACATACTCAAAGGTAACTCCACCGAAGTTTCCCTGGACGCCTTGTGAGCCTTGAGAACCCTGTGACCCTTGTGCTCCCTGAGACCCTTGGGCGCCAGTGGCTCCCTGAACGCCTTGCGAACCTTGGGCACCAGTAGTGCCTTGAGCACCAGTAGAACCTTGTGCTCCTGTTGTTCCTTGTGCGCCAGTCTCACCTTGCGAACCTTGGGGTCCCTGCGCACCGGTAGCACCTTGAGCACCAGTATTGCCTTGCGGCCCCTGAGCGCCAGTATCTCCTTGAGTTCCCTGAGGTCCCTGTGAACCCTGAGCGCCAGTAGAGCCCTGCGCTCCCTGTGACCCAGTTGTTCCCTGCGAACCCTGAGCGCCGGTAGAACCTTGAGAGCCAGTGCTACCTTGAGTACCCGTATCTCCCTGCGTCCCCTGTGGACCCATATCGCCTTGCGGTCCTTGCGCTCCAGTGTCACCCTGTACTCCCTGGGGCCCGATGTCTCCTTGGGGCCCCTGCGCCCCAGTGTCACCTTGCGGGCCAATATCTCCCTGTGGACCAATGTCTCCTTGGGGTCCCTGTACGCCAGTCGTACCCTGCGCCCCCGTATCACCCTGCGTCCCTTGAGGTCCTTGCGAGCCAGTTGCACCTTGAGCACCGACATCTCCCTGAGTGCCTTGGGCACCAGTAGCGCCTTGCGAGCCATTGGTACCAGCGGCGCCTTGTGCTCCCGTTGCTCCCTGAGCACCAGCATCCCCCGTGGCTCCTTGTGCTCCAGTGGCGCCCTGTGAACCAGTTGCACCCTGGGGGCCAGTAGAGCCTTGCGCTCCAGTATCACCTTGAGCGCCAGCACTGCCTTGTGAGCCCTGCGCTCCAGCACTGCCTTGTGCTCCAGCATCTCCTTGTGGTCCTTGGCTTCCGACAGCACCCTGCGCTCCAGTAGCACCCTGAGCCCCTTGAGGGCCCTGCACCCCGACGACACTAGATGGAACGAACTTTGCCCCATCAAATTTCAAAACCTGGTCAGAAGTAGCGCCCGAAGTGTCAACTTCAATTCCATCAATGAATAAAATTGGAACCTTTAAGGTGTCGTCAGTTTTAAGGACATTCGCTGCATCGCGATATAGATTTACATCGCCAGCAGCAGAGCCGTCGCCCCAGACGAGTCGTCCGCCACCCTGAACCTGTAATCGTGCATAAGTTTCGCCGTCAAGAAAAATTGTTAGACCATCAGAGCCAGCAGAAGATAACTGCTTAATCGTGATTGGTGTTATAAATTTTTGAGCCATGACCTCGGTCGTCTCTTATGCCAAGCCCCTCAGGGCAGTTCTTCTTTAGCCTGTTATTACGATTGTGTAGTCATTGAGAGAAATTGTTCCTAGAAGTGTCACGGTAACAACGTCTGCGCTACTGCGAACAACATCACCAATAACAGTGGCACCAGAAGACACTTCAAAAATTTGAACAATAACATTAGTGGTGTTAAAGTTATGGGTAACAGTAGTCGTTGAGGTGCCACTAATGCTGGCAGCACACCCTTGCTTGGCAATACGAGCAAGAACGGGGGTAGAAGTTGTTGCGCCACCGGAATTGGCGGTACCAAGGTTTGCACGAGCATCTGCTGCGGTTGAGGCCCCAGTACCACCATCAGCAACGGCAATGTCGGTACCATTCCACGTACCTGTAGTAATAGTTCCAAGTGTGGTGATACTGTCATCGCCAGTATATGTTCCACCAGCAACGGCTGCCAAAGTTGAGTTATACGCCTGGACGTCTGTTCCAATGACCAAGCCAAGAGTTGAGCGTTGTGCTGCAGCATCTACGTCGTCAACGAGGGCGCGACCCGCTGATGAGAAGTCAGCGAGTGCGGCAGTACCAGCACCAGTGAAGTAGGGGACCTTGTTCGCAGCAGAAGTCAATCCTGCGATTGCGGCAAGTTCCGCGTCATAAGCCTGAACATCTGTGCCAATTGCTAAACCAAGGTTGGAGCGAGCGTCTCCAGCGCTCGTTGCCCCCGTGCCGCCAGACGCGATAGCAATGGTGGTTGCACCAGAACCCCAAGTACCAGTGGAGATTGTTCCAAGGGTTGTGATGGTTGATTGACCCACGTAATTAGAAGCAATGTCAATGCTGTCGGCATTGGCGGTAATTCTGTCAGCAGTACCGACTACGTTGATGGTATTTCCACTCTTGGTGAGACCATCGCCAGCAGTGATTTGTCCAGCACCAGAGAATTGAACGAAAGTTAGTCCTGTTGAACCAAGGGTAATGGTGTCGTTGGTTGAAAGAACCCAACCGGAATCGGCGTTTACGGTACCTTCAGATACGAAGGTAAACATTCCTGTTGTAACTTCTGCTGATGTGTCGGCGTCCGTTGCGCGACTTGCAGCACCAGAAGCAACAGCAACATAAATACCGTTCTCAGAGGCAGTGCCTTGATGCTTGACAAGGACGCGGTCACCAGCAACAAGCGTCACCCCGTCAATGACATCGCCAGCCTCAAGGTCACTTGAAAGGTTGATTGCGGCAGTTGTCGCCACACGAACCGATGCCTTGACGTCCAGGCCCGAGCGAGCCGAGTCCACATATCCCTTGGTAGCAGCGTGACCATCGTCAGTGGGGGTGGCAACGCTTATATTGCCATTTCCATCACGTTTTACAAGTTTGTTCGCAGTTGCGCTAGATGTTGCTCCATTGAGGTCGCCAAAGAATGCGGCGCTGAGCAGACCTGCGCTATCGGCGTCAGCGACATTCAGGGTGAGGGTAACGGTACCGTTGGATTCCGAAACTGTAAGGGCTTCTGCAATGCCTTCGCCACCACCCGAAGTAATGCTATGTACCGTCTTTCGCCATGCGCTGTTCGCATAGACCATAAGGCTATATGTGGCAGTATTGAAGTACATGCGGCCTTCAAAGTTGCCGCTGCTAGGGTTGGTGGCCAATGCCTCAAATTTTGCGTTAACTAGTTGATTCTGATTGAGGTCAATGTTTGTTAGGAACTTCTGAGCCATGGTGTTTCCTTAGGTGAGGTAAGCGAATCCCGAGAATGCAGCACTAAATATTATTCGTACCTGAGTGCTAGATAGATATTGTATCTCACCATAGACAACCGTATTGCTAGAATCCACGACCATAACGCTAGGATTGCCTCCTAGAGCGTGAGTAATGGTCCATGTTGAAGATACTGACCCTTGTGTGTGGACGTGTCGCCTAGTTGTGCCAGAAGCAATGGAGCCCGTGGTCACCGTAACGTTGTTGACCGTTGTTTGTACGGTAACTAGATTCTGGTCTTCCTGATTTACGGTGACAGTATTCGGGGTGTCCTGCTGAATGTTGACCGTATTGGGTATACCAGTCATCGGGTAACCTCAGGAAGTAGCGTAAATGCACCTTTGAGGAGTTTTGACACTTCACCAGCCCCATTGATTATCTCAAGGTCATATACCCCACTTGTTTCAAGTGCGGCAGTCTGTACTGCGGTCATGCGAACGGTCAATTCACCACTTGCCGCATTAGTATATTGTATGCCATTATTTGCCGTCGTGAGTTCAATCATGACGACAGACGACTCAATTGTTCGCCGTATCTGCATTCTGCCGGTATAGCCAGTGAAGTTGAACGGAAGCATGGTGCTGGCGTCGTTGGGGTCGGGATACTCCACCGTAATGACGCGGCTAAATGTCGAGCCCTGCTCGCACGTTATGTTGTAGGTACCAGCAAGCATGGGCTACTCTCCTCTAATGCTTAAAACATTGTAGACGAGGGAAGTCCCTGCTGATAGGAGTATCAGAGGACCGAGCCAGAATCCTTGTTTGGCCCGACCTTCTTGAGCCCAAATGCAGCAGCAATAACGGCAACGCCAGCAATTGCTCCGACCTTGAGGTTGTCTGCGTTGACGAGGGCGTCAAAATCTGAACCAGCCTGAACCCAAACACCAAGGTACGCAGCAACAAATGCCGTGACTGCTCGTTCTACCGTATCTTTAATAAATTTAGTTGACATATTTGCCTCCTGGTTAATTTTACTACATCATACTCAGTCCGGCATCCATATGGAGCCGGATTAGAGGGTCACGAATAGTAGCAATGGCATTATTGACATAAGTCTGGGTGGCAATATCGACATAATCTGCGCCGCCCGCCAATGTCGCATTGTAGATTTGGAAAGTATTGGAAGCAGTCAAGTAGACCGCACGCCCATGGAATAACGCGGTACCAACCGTAGTGCCAAGGGCAGTATCTCTTGCCGTTGAGTCAGTAAATACTAAAACTCCCTGCATGAGAAAACTATCGAGGTCGCCCTCGGATAGAACTGCACCAGATTGAAAATCTTTATATCCCGGCATAATTATCCCAACTCTCCTGTACCAATGATACTCGAACCGATAGTGAATACAGCGAAGTTGTCCACCGCTACGTTACTCACCGTGAAGCCCATGGGCACAATGGGCGCAATGGCATTAAGAATGAGTTCAGATGAATTAATTGCATCATAAATACCCAATGTCTCATCCTTCAATGTGCTGATGATAATTTGGAAAGGGTGAGTGTAATTAATTCTTATATCTTTGGTGCCGATTAGATAACGTTTTACAGTTTCCTCAAGTGATTGCAGTGAGCCTGCCTTATAGCCATAGTATTTATTCTGTATTTGCCACAATTTGAATTCTTCTGGGTCGTCCCATGCAAATGGCTTTCCTGTTGCGGTAAATGCCAGAGAATCTGTACCCACAACACCATTGCCAGCAAGGGCAAACATTGTTTCTGCATTTTGGGTCCCCGACCCCCATACATAGGTTCTGAATCCAGATGAGAGCGATGTTGTGGCGGGCAGATTGGATATTCGCACCGGTGGCGCCGCAACTTCGTAAACCCCATTTTGACTTGCTGTAGTCTGATTCTTTACAAGTACATAATCCCCAGTAGCGAGAACTACCCCATCAATTGAAAGGGTATCAAGTAGCGCATCTGCAATAGTGATATTCGACGTTGTTGCTAGTTTTGCAGCAACTTGCTTAACCGCAAATGTGATATTGTTTGTTCCAATCACTGGCCAACTTGCATTAGATGGTGACCACATTGTCATTTTATTAACAGTACCCTGTCTAACAAAAATCAAATCAGGGGTCGTAGTATTAACTGCACGTTTTGCCGTTGCCGAAGATAGAGTTGCTGCAGCAACTTGTGTAGTTTCTACAACAAATGTGGTTGTACTTGGGACGGAATATACGGCATATTGCCCGTTGTATCCCGATGGCGTAACTCCAGCAATGACGATTGCATCGCCAACTGAAAAGCCATGCGTCGCACTTGTTGTGAATTGCGCATATCCGAGCGATGGGGTTACCGGCGCAACAGCAGAAATGCTTGCTGATGACGCAGTCATACCAGACCACCGCACTGGGGTGGTGTCGACAATATATATACCGTTTTCACTAGCATCTGATTGATTTTTTACTAGAACTCTGTCGCCAACAGCAAGAGTCACTCCATCGATAACGTCGGTGCCAGGGGTATTCAGTGCAGTTGAAATTGCAATATTGGCCGTAGTCGCACAGCGAACCTTGATTGTGGAGCCATAGTCGGCTGCTTTATTGGAGTAAATCGATGCATATGGTTTTGTTTGCCCAACAATTTGCGTTAACCAGTCATAGTATTGCGGTAATGCAATGTCTGGGTCAACCAAATAACTCTTATTAGCATCATCATCAACTGCAACGAATCCTGGGCGTAGATTGGGGTCTACGCGGTCAAGTGATGCATATTTGTCTACTACGCCCTCAATACTGCTTGTCAGTGAATGTAACAAGCGGGCTACGGGGTACGGTGGAGTTGAAGCCTGGTCAATGTCAATTAAAACCTGGGGCAATGAACTCATCCCGAATCTTGTTGAATAAGAAGCGAATATCCTATTCATATCTACTATTTTTGGGATAGTGAGATATACCTTGTCCCCGTTATGCCCAGAAATTGTAAAAGACAAATCGCATAGAAGGTCTTCGCCTGAATATTCGCGAAATGGCAGTGATTCTTCAGATGGAATTGGGCTTGCTTTTTCTGCATATGCAGTGCTTGGAAAAACGTGACCTGTCACGCTGCTATTAACAGTAAAAAATTCACTAGTAGCATACTGCACTGTGGTTGGGGTTGTTTCAAAATCAAGCAATGTGCTGTTATGGATGTTTATACTTTCTCCACGAACAAAGGTATTGCCACCAACATACTTAACAAAAGTTCCATTACCAAAAACTTCCGATATAAGTGATGTCTTGTTTCTGAATACAGATATTTCTCCACTTTTCGCAGGACCCTGGATGGAGGCTGTAAAATTTGTCAGAGCGGACCTGGATGTGTTGCGCGAAGAATCAAGCGTTGACCTAACGCCAAGAGTGGAATTGACGGCGATTGCGCTGTTTGATTTAAATAGTGCATGACCCAGTAATTTATATGAATTTAAATTAGTGGCAACGACACCAGGTACGGTGATGTTGTTTATTGAAATTGATACCGCACGTAAAGCGCCTGGGTTTATTTCAAAGGTATAGAAATATGGATATTCTCGATTTTCTATGCTTATTGAAAAACTCGCAGTATTTGGCTCTACGCCCACAGCATTGGTTACAGTCCAACCAGTCATTGCATTAGTGAATTCGGTATATGCACGAGTAACCCCGCTATCAGAAATAGCGTACAAACTTTGGTCGCGCGATAAAAAACTCTCTACGTACGGCATTACGACGGCTCTGTAGAAAGTGTTACGTTAATAGCAGTTGTTGGGACGTCAGGCAAAACGCCACGGTTAAGGAAATTCAACGTAGTGCTAGCCGAAGTTTCGTAGAAATTCTCCCTCAAGGAACTCGCAGCCACGTTGGTGGTGTAGTCAGTCTCTATCGTGAATGTTGTTGTATTAATTTTAGATTTAACTGCTATTGAATTATCGGTATATGCAGTGCCCGAAACGTCAGTAAGCCTTATTCGTTGTCCAACTACTAGTTTTGCTACGTCTTCTACCGAGGCGGTGATTTTTACGTCTCCTGTAGTGTTCTCCGTTACTCCACTTCCGGTCACTACCGTATAGGACAGTGCTGCAGGCGGGGTGAATTGCACTGAGTTCACATACCTCAATCCAGGAACCGTAGAAAGCAATCTTGAAATAAGTGTTGATTCTCTGATTCTTGGCGACGCAACGCTCAATTCTTCGTATGGGAAATTTTGTGGAGACAAAAAGGAAGAAATTGATACCTTAATCAATTCTTCGGCATAAGCAAAATCGTAGTTGGAATCAATTGCGGCGTCTACAACAACGCCACCACTTGTCGCAAGTTGAGCAGTTTTGAAATTGTATGTGCCCACTTCTAGGCCAGCCATTACTCTTTCTGTGGCAAATAGTTGTACTTCACTTAATTGTCCACTTGATAATTCGCCAGTATATCCGTATAGAAAAATTGAAACAAAACCTCTATAGGACGGGTAGGTTGCGTATGTTATGCTCCTCGTTGCATCTGGCGTGAATGTCAAAACTCCTCTATCTGGAGGATTCGTAGCACTGGGAATCCCGGCATTCATCAGGTCGTAAACCTTGCAGCGTGACACGTATGGGAAGTTTACTAAAATCGCTGCTTCTAATTGTTTTGCGGTGACAAATGTAGTTGAGATTGATTCAAGAAAAGTTTTTGCCGAACTGAGATATTCTTGGTCAGTTAGTGGATTGGTTCCATTTTGGAATGTTGTAAAAGTAACAGTATTGATGTTTGTATCAATTGATAGTGGCATAAGCGTGCTTTCGCCAACTGTCGGTACTGGCATTTCCCCAAACTGACCGCTTACTAAGTTGATGACTCCAGTGGGGGTGCCTGCATCAACAATAACAGTGTCTTCGGAAGTAACGAATAAATAATCCGTCTCATACCCCGCAGTCGTATTGGTATATCTGTACCTAAATTCTGTGCCAGAAGGTATGATTTCTCCAGTTGTTCCATAAAGAACCACTGTCGCAGTAGCCGTTGCTCTTGTGCCAATGGGACGCTCGTAGCCCATTAGAGATACGATGCCTTGCATGATTCCATTGGGGACTCTATTGATTGAGTTTGTAGCAGTAGCAGCCAGATAGGCACAACTTTGGAATAGGGCATCTTCCAATGTTCCGCGCCTTAGGTTGAAGTCAGGCATGACAGCACGAGCAACTTCAATCATTTCTCGATATAGAGTACCGGCGTCTTTGTCGTGCACTGTCAGGTTAATATATTCTGAAAAATCTGCTGGCATTTCATCGCCTCGTAAAAGTAAAAGAAATAGAATGATTGTCTTCGGATTCGGAAATATCAATACCTAAAATTCTGATTTCTGGGACATAGCGTGATGCTAATATCAAAAACTTGCCCCTATCGCTGACGTTGAAAGTTGGGTCGTATACGCCGAATTCGGGGAAAATTGGCTGAACACCGGGCTCGGTACGGGCAGATATGGACAAAATTTGCTTATAGTAATCGTCTGTACCGTCAACTACGTGCTTAAGGCCATTAATGTCATATTCAATTGGTATTTTGATTGTGTCCATTACTTCCTCCAAGGCGTAATGCAATAATACAGCATCAGGAAGCCCTCCAATTCCGCAAAGGGACCCTTACTCTGGCGATACTTCTGCAGTTGCTCGTGATGCACTGAGAGCACTCTTGAGCGACGAGGCAGTTGCCTCAAGGACAGCAATCCTCTGAGCCTGTTGTGCAATTTGATTCGTCAAAGATTCAATAATCTTATTGACATCAATCTGTACGTCATCCATAGGGCTAGATTAGCACCTAGTGCTCATGCGCTGGCATTAGGGCATGTAATTCTGTCGCAATGTTCAGATGGTGGACATTTTGTGAAAAAGAAAATAAATTCCACGTACCGACATCTCGACCGTACCGCAAACTTGGGTGACGGCCATGCAGTGCGCCATCAACGATGGCCCTAAAATCAGGATTACCCTTGAGCGTTAACCAAAGTTTTTCCTCAGCCAGATATGTGGCATTATTCCAGAATTCAGTATCAAAACCTGGATTTTTGAGATAATGCATGGAAATCATCGCCTCTATCTCGTTGATGTCTTCTGAGTAAATTGCATTACATGCGTCGGGCGTTGCCCCTTTTATTCCTGACCACATATCGTAGGCTAGAGAATTGACACCCAGGGCCGTCGTTGTGGATGTGGCTTCCATGGGGTCTACGAAAAAGGATTTATTGCCATTAAAAGCAACACGCTCAGTAAAATTAATTTTCTTTTTATAATTAGCAAAAGAAATAGATGGAGTGGCATACGGCTCTAGATTATGTTTCTCAACAACTTCGCGCAAACCATTTTCAATATCAGAAATATTAGTTATGTTAGAATTGTGCACATAGCCAAAACTGCATCTTGCTTGGAGCGGGATAACGAATATCCATCCATGTGGCATGGCTATTGCTTTTGTATAATCAAAACGCGGAGAATCCCACGAACAGTGAGCCACGAGACACGCATTGGTAATTGTATATTCCATTAGTTCATATGAATCATCAAGTTCTGGACGTCCTGAACAGTCCATAATGAAATCTGAATCAATATTTTCTAGAGACGTATTGCCCTCTATTGTTCGTACCGAGGAACAGTCGGATAGGTGCTCAAAAAGAAACTTCTGAAGTGCTTCGGCGGAGAAATGTACACCCGTAAGACCGAGTGCAAAATTATGCATATAGTCGCCGGAGCCAGACCAGCCAATTTTATTAATTCCTCGCTTCGTCGTTCCGCCAACGGCCAGGAGGTCCTCGTAGGAAAAAACTATACTGTCATGTAGGCGATTTGGGAGCATCGCTGTCGTCCCCTCGCCAACGCCAGAAGGTGGGGTTTCTGGGTCGTAGTGCCATTCAATTTCCCAATCCGTCCAGTGTAGGAAATCTGCAACAGATATACAGCCGACGGTACCGCGACCAATAATAGCCAACTTTTTGGTAGTCATTATTGCTAACCAGCACTCCAAGGGTTAATGAGTTCGGTGCCCAGAGAAGGTACGAATGCTACATTTTCCAAATCTGGCAGCGAGGGCAAATCCCGCAACCACAATCTATAAGTGCGCCACTGTTCTTTTTGTTCCAGTGTTAATGGACTGTCGGGCATTTGTGTCCAGTCGCTAGCAATTAAGCGGGCCTGGCGCCACCATCTTAGAAACGACGCGCGACGTTCTTCCGTCCACGCAAATTCATTGTCAGCATCATTTTGCATATCTTCACTAGACGTGTACCATGATGCGGGTGGGTCAAAGTCACTGAATGCCATAAAATCAACTTATCACGTTTTGATGATATACATCAGGACGAGATACGGCTGCATATTATTGTGTGCTGAAGACGAGCCGGTTGAGCCCGACGTTCCGGTAAATGCATCAAGGTCCACAGAGTGTGTATGTGATGATTCATTGCCAGTATTGACCGTAGCGTCCGTGACGGTGCCACTCATTGTGTGGCTATGGCCGGAGCCAGAACTGTGAACGCGAGCATACTGCGCGGCATCAAATCTCGTTGTATTGGCGGGGTTGAAGTCCCAGTTACTACCACCACCACCGATACGTTTTGTGTAGTAGTTGCTTGTTTGTGCGTTGGTGTCATTGTTGACTTCATTATGAAAGTGCTCTCCACCGCTGGAAGCACTGATGCTATGTCCGTGTCCGTGGTTGGCACTATGGACGTGTGAAGACCCGGCGCCGCTAGTCTTTGCCGCATGGTCGTGGTTGATTGTGTGCGTATGTGCCCGCAATTCCGCTTCTGTCAGGGTATGTGTTTCTAAGCCAGAACCATTGCCACGAGCATTGTTTGATGTCACTCGTCCGGCAGCGGTCGTCACCCCGCCAGCGGACATTGTATCGGCGGCAATAATAGTTCTTCCGCGCAAATCCGGCACACGAACATTCCCGGCGGTTTCCCCACCAGTGTTATATGTTGTGCTCAGGATGGAGCCTAGCGCTGACGAAGACAGTACTTGTTGCCCATTGCAGAAAAGCCATCCCGTCGGCTGCGAAGAGCCAGCATAGGGAATAATACTACCCGTTGGAACGAGAGATAGATTTTCCCATACAGAACCAGAATATGCCAAAACCTGATTGGCTGATGGTGACACAATCGACACATCACTCGCACTATCAAGAGGTATGGAGCCATTAACCCAATTCGACCCATCATATTTTAGGACGTCATTATTGGCGGGAGTTGTGAGGCTCACATCGGTCAGTGAAGAGAGTGCTGATGCCCCAATGCCAATGTTGATGGCCTGATTTGCCCTAATGTCGGCGATGCTGGCAAGACGTGACTTTACGGCATTCGTGTACCCAGTATTGGTTTCATAAATCAACTTATAGAGCGGCCGAATCTCAACAATCGGCAATCCCGTCAGGTCTAAGTCCGCATAGGAAACATCCTCAGCCTGACCAATATTGTCGCTAACTGTTTGTCCTAGGATTCCTATGACTGGCTCATTGAGGTTGTTTGTAGCGACAATCCAGGTAACTCCGAATTTGCCACTTGTCATGTCAGGGGTTGACCAAGTGCCACCAGATGACAAGTTATATGTTGCCCGAGCACTTCCGTATTTAACGGGGTATGCAGTTGCTGTATCTAGGCGCCACGAGCCACTAGAGCCAAAACGGTAAAACATTGGAATATACGCAGGTGATTGAAGTCTTTGTTCCCATGTGTTGGCGGTTGGCGTTGCGCTATGGGTGATATTGACTTCTAGGTCTTCGTCAAAGAATGTTCCATTCTCAATACTTATCTGCATATCGGCGTTAGAACTGCCAGTACCAGCGAGGGTGTAGCCACTTGCCCCTAGGCCTTCTGCTAACGAGGCACCGCGAGTTCTATGAAGATACTCGTGTGTTGCCCAGTCAAGAGTTACGCCGTGTCGTTCGTCAGCAAAAAACTCTGCTTCAGCAGTTGCGGAGTTGTAATAGATGTATGCTGTCGGAGCATCCTGGTCCCACGTAAAAAACGATGTCTTAGAGGATAAAACCCCAGTAGAACTGTAGTAGATATAATAAAGACCAGTCGTGTTAGGAAGGGTGATGCTTTCTGCAGCAGTCTTAGTATAACGCTTTCCAACGCACCAGACATTGAATGAGTCTCCAACGGGGGCTATGGTAAAAACACGAGTGCTGTTATTGAAAGAGATAACACTTTCTGTTTTATCTTCATGTCCAATTGGCTCAGTGGTTGCTGCTTCTACCCCAGGACGGTCGGTAAGGCGACCAATGACGACCATCTCGCTTTTCTGGTTATCCAGATACGCAACCAGAACCTCATCATTGACGACGAATTCTTCGTCATGCTGTTTCCCGACAATACGGCATGGTCCGACGTTGATGCCCAGCGTTCTGACGAATACGCGAACGGTCCCACCTTCGTAGACGAGCGTTATTTTACCCTGGAATATGCCACCAGGTTCATAACCGGTGCTTGCGCTGCCATTGCGGCTTGAGCGTGGATTCAGAGCCATTACAAACTAGTGCCAAAATCGGAACCCAATAATATACCAATTGGGATGTCGGTGACGTACTTGTCTTCTCGTTCTGGTTTTTTGAAAGAAATCTGCACAGGAGAAGTGGATAAGTGCTCAAATGAAACATCTGTAATGATATAAAAGTCTTCAAATGTTGGCACTCCATCTACATAGATTGTCATCCCTGGGCGCAAGGTCATGGCACTATGTCTATCTAGGGACATGGAGCCTTCAACTTGATAAATGTCACTGTCTGAGCGTCTAAATGTTGGACACTGCAGTGGGATTAATGTGTCAGCCAACTTGCTTTCGTTCCTTACGCCTGTGATAAATAATTGAGAGTCTTTATCTGGGTCCCTAAATCCTTCATATGGATAATGAACGTACCAAGAATTCATGAGACGTAGTTCTTGCTTTGTATTTTTTTCATTGATGAGCACCCCCGCGAATTGGTTCGGCCCCCATAGTCCATACAATTTTCGCATTGAAGCAAAAATTAAAGTTCCGTCTACTTCAAATATAGAAAACTTAGCCTCGCTAGCAAGACCACTCAACACATCCCAAAGGGAGTCTGCCCTTTTGTCCGTGCTTGCTTTATTTATCTTTTTATCCTTTTGCGTAGTTTCAGTATAAAAATTTAAGCCGTATGCTAATGCTGCCTGTTGAACAAAGACATGACCTTTCCCATTTATTGAGCCGGGTTTCCTGTCTCTTTTCATTTGCATTATTGGATAGGACCTTAATTCGAGTGTTATGGAAGGCGAGGAGCCTTGTCCTGGGGAAACGGAAAGAGATGTAAGTTCAAAAGTGCGTATCACGTAGCCTAATTCTGTTTCAGCAGGATTGCTAACTTTTGGTACTTGCTGCCCTGAGTCGATTTCTGTTTCAAATTTATCTATCAACCTTCGTTGGCTACTTTTGTAAAAGAAAAGTCTTCCAATACTGAAGTAGTTATTTTTAAGCATTTCCATATTCACATCAAATAATTGGACTGTCACCTGCGGGCAGAAGTCCATAGAAAAACTCACACTAACTGACTGTATGGCGCGAGCAATGTGAATCATTTCTTCGCTTTGTATATCTGCTATGCCGAGAAGAAATGTGGGGTCATCGAGCGAATCAATGTATGCAGAAGCGTGAAGTGTTGTTCCATATTCGGATAAAACTAATGGCTCCTTAGATACCCCAACAGTAGCCATTATGGTTGTCCGCCAATTGTCGTACTCGCATCCTCTGGTTGGTCCTCGAATGTTGGAGTCCATCGTGGGTATTCAAGGTTGAATGGGTCTTTTCCACCTTTTTTAGGAGGCGGGATAAATGGAGACTGTATAGGGGGGAGTGCTACTATTCCGACCACCTCAACAGGTATCTCCGTTAGCGTAATTTCAACTTGAGCAACTGCTATTTGCGATGGAGTCGTAGGGGTGCCATCCGTGGGGTCTGTTGTACGTCTTGTTGCGGTAATGCTTAGGTCGTTGATGACAAATTCCATATTAGGGGATGTCCGATTGGCAGCACCACGACGTAATTGAAACGAAAGCATGTCGTCAAAGTTAAACAACATAACAGGGTTTTTGCGTTGCGCCATTCGTCTTAGTTGTTCAATCTGCGAGTCAACGGAAGATTCTAGACCATCAGGAACTACGCGCCCTCCTGTCTCCGTTCTGTCGTTGGCAATAATAAATGAAAAACTCACCTTCATTAATTGCCAGCGAGCCCAATCGACGAATGGTATGTCTTCAGCACGAGGGATTTCTATCCACTCTGAACCAAGTCCACTATATTTAATCCCCTGTGGTACATAGCGAAATGTGAAAACATCATCAAGATTTACGGCTTTTGCATCGCCTTCAGCCGGCTTGGTGTATCGCTGAACCATTTGGGGACGCGCCGATGCTGCTGCTCCCCTGCCAGCATAACCCCTTGGCATGCGTGTGACTATTTTGACTACCGGCGCTGGCAATGTCGGTTGTTCTGCTGGTCCGTTCTTGTCCTTTGGCCGCCCACCACCCGACCCCCCACCAGTAGTCTTATTGTTGACAGAGTCTGCCGCTATGGCCATTTGGTCTTCAGGGATGCCTGCAATGCCTCCCTGTAGAATCAATTTCCATACGTCGTCAATGGTCCCTGTGGCAAAAAAATTGGGGTTTTTTCTGAGCAGTGCGGCGAATATCTCTGCAATCTGACTTACGCTGTAACTCTCTTTAGCAAGAGTGGCTTCAATTGTGGCCCTAAAATCTGTTTTATCATTACCGTATCTTCGGCCCCTAAGCCTGGCAGCGTATCTCCCACCACCCTGCATTTTGCCATATGCGACAAAACGATTAGTACCGGATACTCTCGTATATACACTGGAAGCGGGCGAGTTGAAGTTTGGATAAGTGAATTGCACTTTCCATGCCCGAAACGCTATATTGCCGCCTCGCGTGTTGACCAGTACAAGATAATTAGTTTGTTCAAACGTTAGGGTGTTATCAACTTTGCCGTATGTCGCTGGCTTGTCCCCACTCACTCCTCTAATGTTGGCTGACTTATTTTCGTCGGAAAGAAACCAACCTTCAGGCCATTCATCTGCTGATTTCATCTGCGTTCTCCATTGCTTTTATTTATCATTGCCATTTTAGCCATGACAGCATTTGCAATTTCCTGTGGGTCTGACCCTGTTATGTAGAAGTTATTACTATTAGATACAACCTGCGCTCCGTCTGCTGCTCCAATATTGGAGGATACTGCCGAGACCGCAGTCATTGAGTCACCCAAACTGCGACTTGGTGGGACAACATGCAAATGTCGTGTATCTCCCTTGCCGTGGAATTCAGCAAGACCACCGGCAGCAGTCATCTTGTCACGATAAGAGACAAGGTTGTCTCCAACCATATCCAACGCACGGCCAGTTACGTGGTCTGACTTCAAAGAGCCAAGGGCGTAGTTTCTATATCCCGATGTTATTGTTCGGTTGCCTGCAATGGAGCCACTAATTGCAGAGTGATTAGATAATGTGTTGCCGAGATTACGAGAGGTGGTATCTCCAATTGCCCCACGGGGTGTTCTTGTGTCTTGAGTTGAGTTAAAAAGCGCTGTAGCCGCTGCTAGTAGTTCCGCGCTGGCATCCTTTAATGTGTTTGCTGCCTCTCCCATGGGCTCTATGTATGTTTCAAATTTGACTCCAAAATCACCCAACCCCGCCGCATCAAGAAAACTCTGCACTTCTGACTGTCCGCCCGAGGTACTTAAGTCCACTCGTTCCAATAGAGCCGTTAGATTATTCATCATATTCGGGTCATTGGCCAGTGCCGTAGAGAGCCCAGCAAGGTCGCCGGTAACGGTCTGGCCTGCCATCATTCCCCGCGAGGTGATGAATTCACTTGCATCGGAAGCGCGGCCTAGTTTGCTGTCTGTAATGACCTTGGTAATTTCGGGCCCAATCAACTCAAGCATCTTTGGTCCCATCCCTTCAAATATTCCTCCCTCCCTGTAGGCGCTGCCGCCTTCCCCTAACTGTTCGTTAAATGTCTTGTCGGCAAGGCCAACATCCCCCTTGAAAAACGCAATGAGTTGATTGCGCGTATTTTCCGCAAATGAGAGCGCGGTTTTTTTATCCAAGCCCCCCTCGTTAAATTGGCCCCTCAGTGCAAAGGCTCCTTCGTCAAGCGCCTCCCTGCCCTCGATGCTTTCTCTCGCCGTCCTGAACACATCAGTGCCTGCGGCGAATCTATCTTGTATGGCAATTTCCATCTCTCGTTTGGTATTTATCATTGCTTCGCCCATTTTTTTAATTTGCTCAGTGGTCGCTATAGTGACATCATATAAATCCAACCCAATTGTGTCTGCCAACTTCTGCACTTCTTCTTCGCTTTTATTCATAATATTAGATAGGTTGCCTATTCTTTCAATTCCATAATCAGTTACTAGTTTGAAGGCATCTTTATTTAATTTTGCTTGCTTATCGTATTCGTTTACGAATGTTTCTACGTCCCCGATTGCTGCTTCGTATTGGTCTGCTGTCATTTGGCCAAATAAACCCAATCCCAACATGCGTTGCTTCTTTGCATATTCTGTTATCTTGTCAGCATCAAATACGTCTTGGCCCCCGGCGTCAAGTGCTAATAGTTCTTCGATGGTGCTGCTTCCCGCAATTCTTTCTTTTCCGTCGACGCCCTTGTCGTTAAGTAGGAATCCGAGGCCAGCATTTCGGGTCGCCCACCCGCCCCAGCCTGTTTCAAAATCACCACTAGCAGTATTTCCAGTACCGGCGGCCAACGACGCTTTTCCGCGACTATTGAGCAATCCACTCAAGTCTGCGCCTCCAAAGAAATCGGCTGTCAATTTTATTTTTTCTTCTAGTTTTTTTAGTCCTTTTGCCTGTTGTGCTTTTAAGGTGGTTTTTTCAGTGTAATTTCCAGTCTCAATTGAGTCCTTGATTCCATCACGGAAGGCCTGCATTGTGTCTGTAGCAAATGTATTGGCTATATTGCGAGCCATCGCGGTTGCTTCTTTTTTTCTCTTTGCTGTCGCTCCTCTAATTCCCATCACAAGGCCACCAACGACGCCTACAGCAAGACCTGCGAGCGGGTTGACCATAGCGACCGCCGAACCTAAGGCAAGGGCTCCCTGGGCTTCCTCGGGCATGAGTTTTGATGCCACCCCAAGCGCGACACTGGCGCCCAATCCGGCACCCATCGTATTGTTGATGCCCTTCTTTATGTTGGGATTATCTTTGGTGCCAATATCTCCACCGAATATTCTCTTGTAGCCAGCAGAATCCCGCATCGAGCGGATACCCTGTGTATAGCCCCTTGCCGTTCTAAAGAAACCCTTTCCTTGATATCCCGGCATTGCAGCCTGCCGTGCCGCTTCTTCTTGTCGCATTTGAGCATTGGCTTCAGAGGACATTCGGAAGTTCCTATTGAACCAAGTGTTCTTGCGCTCGGCATAAGTGGTAGGACCACTTGGGTCGTATTGGGGTAACTTAATCGTCCCTCGGTTTGCCTTAAATTCAGCCTTGGCGGCTCTTCGTGCTTCTCTGTAGGCGCTAATCTTCCCGCGTATGCCCACTTGTTGCAATTGAGCGGCTGGTTGATTACCAAGTGCGGTTTGTACGGATTTCCCAGCAGTAGCCGCAGACCTGGTTGCTTGTACTTGTGCCTTTGCTTGTTCTTTTGCTTGTGCTTTTGCTACGCGTTCCGCTTTCGCTTCGCGTTCTTGTTTTTTCCTGGCAGCGCGCGTGGCTTCCTTGTCTGAAGAACTCATAACAGTCATGCTTTGGACACTCATTTGCATAACCCGCTGTTGGTTGACGGACTGAGCGGTCTTGGCGAGTCTTTCGGCTCGCGCTTTACCGCCTTCTGTGACGTTGCCTTTTGCTGTTTGGCCCGTAAGAGGGCCCTTATCAATCCTAGTTTGTGTCGTGTCCTTTAGCCCATAAGAAGCAATGACGCCACCGGTTGTTTTCTTCATTGCCCGCCCACCTGCGAGCAATTTGGCGATGAGTATGAAAGAACCCATCCCACCACCACCCATCAGGTCTCTAAACCCACCGAGGAGGCTCATGAACATGTCAACCATTCCAGTTAGGCCGTTGACAATCTTAGTAATAAATGGGAGTGCATCTATGAATATGTCTCGCACAACCGAGGCATACTTGGACATAACCACAACGAACTTGCCAATGGCGTCACCAAACTCATAGAACTTGTCAGCATTTGCTACGACTTGCTCATTAAAGCCCCCAAATGCATCCGACAGAGATGCGCCAATTGGTCGCAATACCCTCAGGATTGTTTCTTCAAAGACCTTCGCTCCATCAATGAGGGGACGTAGTTTGTCTACAATCATACTCCAGCCCTCTTTGAAGCGGTCCCACCAACCCCCTAAACTGCCAAACATGCCATCTACTTTGGGTAGATAGTCACGTATGAACTTAACAAAGAAATCCGCTATTTTCCCAACGACGCCTTCTACGTCGCCAAACAACCCACCTTGAGCGAATGCCGCTATATCACCAGCAACTCTTCCAAAAGCATTGTTAAATATCCTAACTACGCCCTCGAACATTTTTTTGGTTGGGGCAAGTAGGGGCTCGCCAAAATCGGCAAAGTCCTTTTTGATAAGCGCAAATGAAGATTTGAACCTATTAACCAACGTGTCGTTGACTCTCTTGAACTGCCCATCAACTCCACCGGCAGCGGAGAGCGTTCCATCCATGATTGCTTTTTTTAACTCATCAGCAGAAGTGATACCTAGGTCACTTATTGCCTTTTCCATTTCAGGACCAAGTTCTTTGGCGGCTTCTTTCATTTTGCTGAAAGAACCCTTGGGGTCCTGCATTGCTGCAATGAGTTTACCGGCCGACTTGGCACCTTCTTCAAGCGGCTTTCCAGCCGAAGCAAAATCCATAAGCCCTTTAAGGAGATTTTGCGAGCCCGCACTGAACGTTGAGGTTTTGGATACTTCGGCAAAAACGGCATTAAGATTAGCCGCACCGACAGTAGCCAAATCTGCGTCGGCAGCCAATGCACGCATTGCGACTGATGCATTTTGATAGTTGTTGCCACCCTTGTATGAGTACATCGCTATCTGTTGCTCGCGTACTGCTGCCGCGGCTATAGATGCTGCTGCGGCCAAACCTGCAGCGGCTCCAGCGGCGCCCGTTGCTAGAAATTGAAAGGCCTTTACTGCGGCATTACCTAGTACGAAAGCAGCGTGCACTGCCATCATGGCTACTCCGAGGGCTCCGACCTGCAATGCCGCAAACTTAGCGCTTTTCGTCACAAATTTGGTAAGCATTCCACCAAACATCTGAATACCCTTATCAACGCTGTCAAAGTGCTTTTTCCACTTTACGTTGGTGGCCTCAAGACTACGGGAACTAATAGAGCCATAACTATGGACCAAGGTTTGCAACTTGAGCAATTTGCGCGTTACCGAATCAATTGACCGGTCGCCAATAGTCTTTACCCTGAGTGTTAAAGTTGAAGTTGCGGCCATCGGCCCCACCTCTCAATAAAGGCTTCCGTCAGGAACGACGACTCTTCGACTGACGTTCCTGCTCCTCGCGGTCTCTCTCTATAACTTTAGCACATGCCATTAATATTAACCATTCATCATCATTTAATGACAGTAATTCCACAGGATTGACGTGCCATAATTCCCCCAGTCTTGCAGCACTCTTTATGTAGGAGTCTTCGATTAGTTCGTCGAAGACCCCCTCGTAGGGTCCTCTACTTCAACTGTGTCCCCATAGCCCGAAGCATCAAGAATTGCCAGTGCTGCCGATTCTACGTGAGCATCAACGCCAAAAAAGGCACGCACGGCGTCAGGGACAGGGCGAGACGTGTCGGTTGCAGCCATAATTGATGCTGACGCGAAGTTCATGGGGTGGCCATCCTCTTCAACGTCCTCGTCATTAATCATGATTCCGACCGTCGTATGGCCAATGACGTAAGCGCCAAATTTTGTGGAATCCATCCCATGCTTGGAGTCTTCTCCAGCATTCTTTCTCCATGCGCGAATTTGCTGTTGAGTAACATTAGGAGAGATGCGGAGTTTGACTCCAGGGCGAGACGGAACTTCTAACAAAACTTCAGGAATCTCAACCTTTGAGGCGATGAGCGTAAGGAGTCTGTCTAGGGGAGTTTCGGACTTGGCTGTCTTGGCCTTGGGGGCCTTGACGGTCGCTTCTGTCGCTTCTGCTTCTTCGTAAAGTGGGTTTTCGTTCATACGAGAAACCTACCACACCTTATTTTCCTGTAGTGCAACTACCGAATACTATGAACCAGAGGCTACAGTGGAGATGCTAAAGGTAAGAGAGAATGTTGCAGGAGCACCTGACGAAGAGTCACCATCAGGTTCTGTAATGCCGACAAGGAGTGCTCCGGTATAGATGCGGTCGTTGCCAATTTCCTCAATATCGCAGTTATATGTCTTGATATTGATGTCGTAATATGCTTTTCCAACTAATTGGCGCAAATCGCGAATTTTTCTAGCAAGTCCAGAAGCGGTATTGGTAAGGTCTCCAGTGAACTCATCATCATAATGAGCGGTGAGTGTAATGTCACCAATTTCAAAGGGGGCGCACAGGACCGTTGGGAATCGTGCTCCACCTTCGTAGATTTTTTCTACAGATGCAGTAATTTCGCCGCCGGAAACTTGGGCGAACTTGAACCCAATCCATTTGGGGTGATTCTGATTGACAGGACTGATGTCTGCCAGAATCTGCCGTTGAGATACCTTTGCCATTTAAGCCTCCGCTACTAGAACTGAACTCAGACCACTGACGTGGTGAGGTTTGACTTGACGATGTCGACTTGGATTGAGTCGCCAATACTTGATACTCGCAATCCGACTCTGGCTGTAACTGTGCCATTAACGAGTTGCGATAGGGGGTTGATTGAATTATTGCACTTAACAGTGTATCCCATGTCAATACGACGACCATTTACGTCAAATGCTTCGTAGAGTGCGCCCAGGGCTCGCAGCGGCTCCATAACCGCAACAAGGTGAGCCTCAATTGCCGCAAACATTCCACCGCGCCCATCAATTGGGCTGAAGAGAACATCTTCCAGTGCACGGTTAGCCTGGACTACAACGTAGTTCACGACATCTTGTGAACTGATGTAGCGATAGTTGCCAGTGTCAGGCGAACATGAGCGTGCTCCATAGATGCGTACTCGGTTATTGATGATTCTGATGGCATTGACAGAATCGGCGTCAAGAATGTCGCCATTGGTCTTGTCGACCGATGCATAGACACCGTTGACGAACCGGCCATCCGAGATGATTCCAGCACCAGGCTGGTGAGGTCCGACCTGGTTATGAGCGCGTGCGCGAGCACCAGCAACATAGCCGCTCGGCGGGATGAAGCGATTCACTCCAACAGTTCCAGTCGGAACCGAAACCCATGGGTAGTAAACCGCAATATGCTCTGAGTTTTCTAGCGACTGTGCTTCTTGCGCTACTCCACGGATAGTGGCAATGCTGTCGGTTGCTGCGCCATGAAGGGCAGCGATGCGACTGTAGGTGTTGCAGTGTGCGATTAATGCCGTAGTAACAGCATCAAATGCACCAGAGGTAACGACGCTTGGTACTTCTGGAATGGCAACAAGGCCAGTTCCAAGTGAGTCAAGGAAGAATCCCAAAGCCGTCGTATATTGTGCATCAGCAATTGCAGTGGCTCCGATAGTGCCGCCAGTGAAGTCTGTTTCCGTTGCATTAACGACAGGCATACTGAGGGGGGTTGTAGATACGCCAGCGTTTGTTTCAACTGCTTCAACCAGGAGCGACGCTACTGGGTGTGTATTGATTTTGCCCACCATTTGAGCCGTATTGAGGCAGGAGCCGGTAGTCATAATGACGCGGCCATTCAAATATAGAGTCAGGGCACGCGCATCAGCGACTGAACCAACTTCTACGGTGTATGAAAGGCCACCGGCGGCTCCGTTTGCCCAGGTACCAGGGCCGTCTGCGGTCAAAGTGATGGCAGTCGTTGGGGTTGCAAGGTCATTAGGAACCGTGGCAGACGCTGAGGCTGAGGCCGTACCTGATGATGTTTTTTCAACTCTAGCGACATAACACTGAGTGCCGCCTTCTTCAAAGAATGCTTCCACAGTTGAGTGCAGATAATATCCACTCACGAAATTGCCAAACTTGAGTTCAAAATCTTCAAGGCTTGTCACCAATAGCGCCTTGTCGATGGGTCCACGCTCCGCCTTGCCGACGAAAAAGGCCTGAGAGGACTCCCGAACCGTCGTGTTGGTGGGGCCAGTTCTTACTGCTGTTGAAATCTGAATACCAGGCATGAGACCTTCCTTGGTTGCTCTATTTTCGGCACGTTTGTTTGGCTACCCAACCGACGCGTTGACCGTAGTTCGCTTCAAAAGAATACCAAACTCACTGACCACTCTCTTGCACCTCGGGGTCTTTAATTTCATTAGAAACCTCGATTGAATCATCCGATTGGGGTAATTCATCTGCAATAACAATGTTCTCTTCGTTTGTATCTTTTGATTTCTTTTTATTTTTTGATGTTTCTAGCACCTCAACGATAGGAGACTGCAAGGTACTTTTAACCAAACTGATGTGACCCTCGTTGGATAAACCAAGTAAGTAATCCTCGTCACCCTTTACTGCAGCCCACTTCTGGGCATATAAATCTGCTTGCAACGCCACTAAACGGATTGGAAAACTTGTCAGGTTGTTGATGACCGAATACCCGCGATTTAAGTACGATTCAATTTCGTCTAGATTGTCAATATCATGGAATTCCATTGTGTCGCTCCGTTGGGTTGCTATGACAAAATATTACATCATTTCACTAGATTGTAGAGTATGCATAGGCGATGCCACCGCCAACATAGGAGTCAAACGCTCCGTCTATGCCTGAAATTGTAAAATTACTATTTGTTCTGGCAGAAATGACAACCTGAGAAAGGTTGTAGACAGTTGGGGATATCCCTACTATTGTGACTTTTTGCCCAGTCACAAAGTTATTTGCAGCGGTATATACAATATTCTTGCCCGTTTTCGTCGCTCCAGTTATTGACGAAGACCTTGTTTCGGTCACGCCCTTCTGGATGACTTCTAGGTCTATGGAATTGAGTATTGCAATTGGTTCGCGCATTACAATTTCATCTATATCTAGTTCATAGGAAATATATGAACCTGCCAAAACCCTGTCGCCCTTAAGGAGAGTCAAGTCTGAGTATTCTTCACGAATGGAACTTTCATCAATCGTTGCTTTGAACGTATCCCGGGGGTCTGTCGCTTTCAGGCAAGGATAATCAAGAAGTGCCGCACGCACTACCGTAGTCAGTCTATCTCGCATGATAGTTGCCTCTGCCGACTGCTCTGTCTTTACCCAAACATATGTTCTCATTGAGTATTTGACGCGATACAAGGGGTTGCCTCTGTCGTAACTAATGCGCTCAAGGCCAGTCATGGATGTTGCGGTGGTGATGATTGTCGGCCATTCGTCTAGTGCTATTGGCTCGTAGGTTAGATACTTGACTGGACTGGGGAGGGTCATGTCATCAATGCCCCAAGCATTTCTATAACTAACTAATCGTCCAGGTAAGTTGGCCGTCAAATATGCGCCTACATATGATTTTGCAAAATGGGCTCCATGCATCGGTTCGATAGCCATAGTTCACCTACCCAGCAGCGTGCTCGGCCGCTGCGTCTGCCCACTTGCGCTCATACTGCTCGGTAACGAAAACGACAGGGCGGGCGGGCATATTGCGCGTACCCGACTGATGGAACTCTGCATATTTGATGTTTGTACCAAAGGTTGCTTCTTTTTTATCTATTTTATTAGGATTACCACGCAAATCGGAGAGTGACTGAAATAGTTTTCCACTACGAATCATGGGTCCTCTTCCGGGAAAGTGAACAGATTTCCATGAGCCATACTCTGCGTCGAGAGGCTTCCAACCTCCAGCGGGCAGTCCATTTTGTAAAAAGTTATTCTTCCAAAGTGTTTTAAGGTCTTCTTTTGCTTCTTTGAAAACTGGGCCAAAGTCATCTAGGTTGTCTTTGATTTTTTCAATTTCATCAGGGATGTCGTTGTCAATCATCCGAACCTTGATGTCTATGCTCGCCATCAGGAGACCCTAACTCGCCGGTATCGCTTGAGTGTCATTAACTCACGCTCAGTGAATCCAGTTTCTAATGGGGCAACATTGCGTGATTCAAGGTCTTTGATACCAACGACATCGTCGTGCATGTTCTGCATCTCACGAGTAGCGGCACGCAGAATCATTAACTTGAATACGGGAATATTAGAACCGTCAAGACCAGCATTATAGGAAACCTCGAATATATCGTTAGCGAACCCACGATAAACATCTATGCCATATCTTCTAACTGTGTAGTCATAGCCAAAGGCATTTGCCAAACCGCCTGAAACGAATGCACTGATATTGCTCGTGAATCCATCAACAACGAATGTTGATGAGGTTACGCTCGTAATCTCTCTGTCAACGATGTTGTAGCCAGATGGAGTAATCCCAGTTACGGTCACATGCTGCCCTCTGGTAAAGCCGTGCGATGCTGCGGTGTAAGTAACGTTAGTGCCAGCCTTGACTGCACCAGTCACCGTAGCGCGTCTATCTACTGCCTCTGCCATATAAAGGCCAGGAGTTGATGTATTGATAATTTTTACATAATTAACTTTAGAAACAGGAGAATTACGAAAAACAATTGTCGGCGATGGCTGAGAGTACGACAGGGGATTCATCGTTGTATCCAATGAGGTGTTGTAGAAGAACGACGATGTGGGCATCCCTACGTGGTCATACGGTAAAACATATTGTTCCGTGAATTCCTCAACCTCTATCGGCCTACGAAGATATGATTCCAACTCGCTTTGAAGACCTTCAAGGACATATTCGGCAGCATCCTGCTGACGCAGGCTAAAGGAGATATCCATGTAGGTGACAAGGTCATTTACTGTGACCAGCATAAGTCACCTCCGATTCGTGGAATACTTCAGCGTCCTCTGGATTTTTTGCGAGCGGCTTTGACGGCTTTTCTGGCTGCACGGGCCTTACGGAAACGACCGGTCACTTCGTTGGCCTTCTTTCTGACGGCACCAGCGGCCACATTAAATGCTTTGCGTAGTTTACTGGGCTCGGGCATACTTCCTCCAAAATTAGAACTTATACCTCTGAAGTATACCAGCGAGCATTGCTTGGCTACAGAACTACCTATCGCTGTTGGGCGGTGCCTCAATAACTATTGAGCCAGCGTTCTCAATGGTCCCTGGTGGGGCCTCAACGGGAACCCATGCCCGAGAGTATGTATGATTTTTTATATCGCGATGCTTAAGGATTGTGGCATTCAACATCAACTCTAGTTCCAGTGGCTTCATGGCAAAATGTCTTACAAAATCTGCTTCAGAAAACTTGCCCGTCATTGAAAGCATTCTGACGATTCCTGAAAGTTTTTTGGCGACCATAGTGCCACGACCACGATTTGCCTGAACATGCATAATCATTGCATCAATTTCATCAACATCAACCCAAATCACCGGAACGACCCCGCCCGTCAGGGACATGAGGTGCTTGTTCCCAATAATTAGACGAAGACGCTGGGTCCCATCAATCACTAGGCGGCCACTTTTCTGGACGAGGAGCGGGGACAGAAGGCCATATTGACCGATTGATTCCGCCAAAACAAGCAAGTCAGGTCGGAGAATATGTGTGGCATTCCACTTTGGTTCAATTAATTCATTGACATTGACATTCTCGATGTCCATTTTACAATTCCTCTTCTAGTTGTTGAAGTGCCGCTTGGCGGACCGTGTGTGCGCGGGTCTTTGGCCCCACGGGGGTGACCGTATGTCCCCATAGGGCATGCATAAACAATGAGCGAATTAGTGATTCCAGTGGATAGGAATATGGGTCCTTGGCGTGTTTTTGCCTAAATTCTGCAGAATAGGCTTTTGCTCGCTGAGCCGTATCCTGCCCCCAGCAGAATTGTTTAATAAATGGCATGACGCCATCCCAGCCTTTTGCAGCAGTCATTGCAATCAACTTCTCAACATCAAACTCCGACCACCACCGTCTCTGGGCATCAATCATTGGAAAGACATCGTAAAGACGGTCATAAAAGTCTGGCTCTGTTGCGATTACGTCACCAATGCGTCTCGCTGCAACGCTATGGAGCGGATGCCCAACACGATTATTGGAGCCAGTTAAGGCTGCTAGGTCGTAATACTCGCAATATGGGGCATTGTGCTCTTCGGAAAGAAACTTAAAAACATCATCAATCTGCCAATCGTAAATAATTTTTGCAAACTTTACTGGCAACCCCTTCTTGGATTTGAATGGGGTAACGATGTAGTTCTCATTGAGTTTCTGAACGCACGACCTGTACCGGACCATGGACTCTGCTGCTCGTACACCAGTAATAAAAGCAATATTGCCTCGCTTCCCAGCCGTCGTGTAGTAATCAATGTGTTCGGGGATTGGCGTATAATGGTCCAGACCAAAGTGATATGCGGTTATCGCGCCGTCAGGAATGGGTCTAAAAAGACGATTGCTTTCAATTCTGGCACCAGACCAAATCATTTCATCAAGTCGGCGCCCGAGGGACCACACCTCGAGGCCCTGGGGCATACAAAACCACTCCATGTCAATCCAGTCAAGCCCCCTGATGTACTCGACGTAGCGTTCTACCGCTGGGCTGACGAATTCTTCATCACGAAAAATAACTTTAACTGGGCCTAGTCCACGCTCTTCATGGATTTCTTTGGCTAAGTAAAGGACTGCAGAGGAGTCTTTTCCTCCAGAGAATTGCACACACACCGAATCAAAGGTGTCATATACGTGCCTGATTCTTTGCCTCGCAGCCTCCACGCAAGAGATATCCAAGAACATGCGCTGACGGGTCATTCGTTCACCCTAACCCATCCCTGTTCCAAATATGAGTCATTAAGTGTTTTGTACTGAAATGACTTCTTCATGAGGTATCCGTGCTTGCCGGTCACTTCGCAGGTCATTGAACAAATCTTTTCGTATTTCCTAATAACTTCATCAATTTTTGAACCATGAATCGGGCTTGATGGAGAGCAGTAGTAGCGCAATCCCCCAAATTTTTCTTTAATTTGGAATATTGTGTAGTTAGGGTCGATTGCTGAAATTTCCTTGTCACAGTTGGCAATCAAGGTCCACCAACCCTCGTCGCACCAAATTTTCTTCGGTGACTCTGACGTAAAGCGAATTAAAACAGGCGCTAGATATTCAGGATATTCCATTAATTCCACTCTCATAATGGTCTTTGCTTATGAATTCGACGAGCGTTTCCCTGTCGCGCCCAACAGGGTCGCCACTGGGCCAAATTTGCTCCATGGGGGTTTCTCTCGCGTATCTGATAACCCCATCGTAATCAAGCACCTTAAACTTCAGTACTCGTTCAATGGTGGGGGCAAGACGTATTCTGTCAATATCTTCGTTGTGGGCCATATTCTTGTCAGCGTGCCGTTAGGAGTTGCTGTCTTTGCGAAGGATTTCCAGAATCTCAGCAAGAAGACTCTTGATATCTCTCAGCGTCTCATGCGACTCTCGTACTGGTTGGGCTGCTTGAAAAACGTGACGTTCCGCTGTTAGGCGCTTATTCGCCTCAATTGCTGCTTTATTCATCTCCATGATGTTCTCCTTTGTTTTTGGCTGGCGAGGCAGGATTCGAACCTGCGGCAGACGGTTTAGGAAACCGCTATTCTATCCACTGAATTACTCGCCATAGTTCGCGTACGAACAATAACACCGTTGAGGCGGTATCACCTACCACGCAACTCCTTGAGCGACTTCCTTGCAAGTATCGTATTCTGCGTGCGCGTATTCTTTTTTGCCGAGTTCGGTGGCGAGGTTTTCTGCGACTTCTTTCCATAAATCACGGTCGGCTCGCAATTTGTTAAACATCTCTTTCAGGGCGTGGAAGTCATTTTCGCAACCAGCAAGGTCACTCCGTAAACGCTCAATCTTGTCGGCAGCCTCAAACATTGCACTAAACGATGGCTGCTGGCTATCCCATTCCATTGGCTGGGGCACGATATTGTCATCCACGACGCGCCTCACGTTCCCAGAGGTCGCGTTCAACCTGAATGCCATCTATCGTAGAAAGCAAGCGCTCGATAGTGTCTGCCGCTTGGTGTAGTAGCAGGCAGTCCGCGTGACCGTGGTCCGCCTTTGGGTCAGTCTTTGTCCATGGCTTGCCAGCAGGACAAGCGCGCTGGCGTAATTTGCTAACAAGTTCTAGGCTCACTTCTACTCCTCAGGCCCTGTCATTAACTGTAGTGACAATTCTTGCTTGATGCGTTGTCTCTATCCACACCTGAGCGCCGCAGGACAATGGCGTGCTTGGGCTATAGAGAACACGAGCAACAACATTCCCGCTTTCATCGCAAATTTCTACTTCATTGCAATAGGTTGCCTTGCCACTTCTCGTTTTTCTAACACTGAGCGGAGGAAAGTCTGTTTCCTGTTTGCGATTAGTTCGTATTGTGTTGCTATTGACGTGAATTATCGACATGCTCACATACTACCTAATCCCATTGATTTTTAGGACCTGATTATTCCTTTACCAGATTCGCATAAACGTACAAGATGTGGTGTTGTTTGTGCCATGGACTTGGGAAATCCTCCCACACATTGCCCGAGAATCTGGCTTTGATTCCAGGGACAAAACGAGCCTGCTCCTCGCGCATGTAGTACCAGAATGAGTTTGGGTTCCAGAACGAACAGTGCGTTGGGTCCTGAAATGCCCCACGACCACCCGTTGATGGGGTCATAGACAACAACTGACCACCAGGTGCCAATACTCTATGAATCTCGTTCATCAACCCAACGGTACAACGACAAGCGACGTGTAGGCATGTTGAATCCCGGCAGTGAGGGATATGTTCCAAGAAGTCTTGTGCCCTAATAATTCCCACTGAGTTGTCGTCAAATGGTAGGCCATCACGAATATCGCAAACTACGTCTGCTGTTTCTATGATGTCAACTGAAAGGAACCCCTCGGGGGTATTTGAACCCCCGCCGAGGTCATACTTGGGTAAGTTGTCAATTGTCATTTTATTGGGCAGGCTCCAGTGGCACAGTCATCCAACTCCATCAAACCATCGAATGCAGGACGATGCAAGGGGATTGAGAAGTCAATCTTGCTCAATGACTTCTCATAAGCCTCTTTAGTGCATTCCTCGTATGGAGGTAGTGGGAAGTTGTGGTCGGTGTGAAGAAGGAATGAAACAGACTTCACTGAATCATCATAATTCTTTGAGAGCCATTCTTTGATTTCCGCAAGTTCTTCCTTGCGATAATACACAGTAACCGAAACGGCATTGTCTGCCCATTCCGTCTGCATCTTCTTCACCCACTCAAGTTGTGACACGGCAGTCATACTGCGTGCCAATACAGAGCCCTCAGGGGACTCACAGGGGAACTCTACGACGAAACGGGTGTGGTCTTCGCGGCCATCAATTCCAACGTCATAGCAAACCTTATATCCACGCTTACGACATGCTTCCACCAATGGGTCAGAAGAACCAAAACGAACACGACGAATATAGTACGGAGCAAATGCTGGGTGAATACCAGGAGTAACGCCGGGCAGGAGTGAAAGAGTTCCTGAAGGCTGAACAGTTGTCAAGCGAACAGAAACAGGGAGACCATTTTCTTTTGAATAACTGGCATCCAATGCTTCCAAGTATGTGTACGCATCTGACAGCCAAGTAATCTTTTCTTCATCACACTGAAGAATTCCAGTAATTGACTGACCAAGACGTGCATTCTTCTGAACAATCTTGGTCGTCTTCTCGTATGGGTAATTCATGCGAGTGATTTGCTTCTGCGTCTTATAGAGCAAGTACGAGATGTCTTTGAACTGCTTCAAAGAGGTCACGTTTGGAAGGAAAATCGTTGATAAGTTGCATGATTCTCCATCGCCTAGTGCAATTTCGGCACACGGGTTGTAGCCCTCAATGGTGGGGTCTGCCTTCGGATGCCCAACGCGTCCAAACTTACGAGCAAGTTTGCGGTTGACTAAACCGTAGGGCTCCCCAGTGCCGTCGTAGCCCTTCCAGAGTTCCGTAGCAATCTCTTCGTAGCCATCTGCGTAGATGCTGTTATTGCTGTTTGCCCGCCATGCGGGAACGTTTCCTGAACCCCAGTTCTTTGCACGGAGGAATAAGACATCGTCAGGGTCACCAATAGCGATTTGTGCCGAACGGCGCGACGAACCCGAAACGACGATGCGACCAATGATGTTACAAATATCCAATACGTCAATAGAGCGCAACTTCTTGCCAACACGATTTTCAAGAACCTTACAAATATCAACAACACCATCAATGAGTGCGCCTGGACCTGAGGCTGTGCCGCCAAACTTCTTCAATGGGGCACCATACTCACGAACGAGAATCGTTGAATAAGTAAATGACTTGCCTGTTTCAAAGTATGACTTCAGAACTGCGTGAAGAAGGCGACGCCAGCCCTGACGACTATCAGGAACGATGATGTCTGCATCGTTGGTTCGCTCGTGAGTAATAGCAACTCCACCCTTGACTTTGGGTAGGTCGTGAATCTTTGAGCGTTCAACCGAAAAACCAACTCCACCACCAAGCATGAGGTAATCAAAAAGAAGTTCAAAGTCTTCAATCTTCTCAATGTTGGTGAAATAACAGTTATTTAGGCTCGTTCCAGAGAATTCTTTAGTCAGCGGCGTGCCAAGTTGCCACAACGAACGACCCGAGAATGAGCAACGAAGATTAAACATATGGTCAAAGAGGCGTTCCGCTTCTTCTTGCGTATAGGGGACGCCAATTTCAATAGCGCCGTTGATTACTCGCTGGAGCGTGTCGGTCCATGTCTCGGTGTCGCCATTTTCTTTCTTACGACTATACGTGCGCAGGAAAACAATCTCTCCCATGCCATTAAAACCCCATGGTGGTGTTTGTGAGGAGTAAGAGCGTACGAAATCATCAGAAATGCCAACCATTGTAAGTCCTTTAAGTCAGAAGTGAATTTGCCAGAGCAGCAATTGTAGACGAGACGAGAATAAAGAAAGTGTCTAGATAAGACCTAATCTTTTTGCTTCATCGTGTCCGATGCTCTGACCCTTCTTGTATACCAGAACTCGTGCCTTTGTATACGGCGTTATTGCACGCTCTTCCCAAACATCTTCCTCAAGAAAAATTAAAGGGGTGTTATCTTTGCCTGCTACGTCGAATCCAACTATGTGCGTTGGGGTTGATGTATCCGTCGCACAGTCGCCAGTTGGGTGGCCACATACCAGGCACGGCCCCCTGTCTGCGCGAGAAAATTTAACATCCCTGAATAGGTCACCACTGGCGCCTAGGTGCTGCGAAAAATACAAATCCATACATGAATTGTATCACTCTATGAAAATGTCCCAAGGGTTCGGGCGGCGGGATTTGAACCCGCGTGTCACCGCTACGGTTTCTACACCTTATAAGAGTGAGCCGATACGCCCGACTGTCAAACTAGAAACCTTCTATGTTGAAGCCGATGGATATTATTTTATTAAACAATATATCTATATCGTCATCGCTGTAGTAGTCGTTGCCCGATTGTCCAAGCGCATTGCGCAACATCTTAGAAACGCTGGATGTTTTCAATACCTTGTCCATACCGCTTACGAATCCTAGAGGCTTTCCCCAGTCAATCTCTCGGCCTATTTTGTATTCATAGGGCAATGATAAAAGAGTAATCTCCAGGCCTTTAGTTTGGGGGAGTTTTTCACAATGAGTCACTGTTATGCACTCTCTGACCAGGTCGTCTTCTTCGATGAAGGCACTCCTTAAGTCTCTCCCACGCAAGCGGCTCTTGTCAAGTGTTTCAAATCCTTCAGCAATAAATGAAATTGCTGTCACTGAAGGAACGGCAGAACAAATTGCCATACACATGGTTTGGCATCGAGATAATCTCGCCTCTACGGGCTGCTGCATTAATTCACGTTTAATTTGAATTGCCAGGGTCAGGTCTCCGCCGCTCCACATAAAAAAGGTGAACGGGAGTTCCTCCCCAACGCCAAAATCTTCCACCATAAAATTTTTCGCAACCTGGGAACTGGTTAGACCCAAGGCCATTTTGCTCATCGCATCATCGTACTTATCCACAAACTTAAACTAACCCAAAAATAGTTCCACCATTGCAACAATGATTATGCTAGGTTTCGCAATATGAGCACAAACAAAAAGCCCACCCCCAAGAAAAATGCAAAGAAGACCGCCCCCACGAAGGCTGCGCCCAAGAAGCAGGCTCCCAAGGCGAAGTCTGGTCAGACTCAAAAATTGAGTGCACCAGCGAAGGCGCCCCAATTGAAGCCTAAGGCCAAGGACGGCGATGGAGACGGTCTCGTTCAGGACGGAACCAACCATGAGCGACGCAAGCCAGGGCGCCCCAAGAAGCAGGCACCAGTAGTGGCGACGGTAAGTAAGTCAACTTTCGTTGTTACGCCGAACGTGAATGTGCAGGCAACCGGAATTGATGTTGCTTCATCGTCAACGACGACGACGGCAAGTGGGATTATCCCGCCAATCATGCCCAAGACAGCCGCTCCAGCCAGGGTCCCAACGCAGAAAAAGCGTGGTTTCTTTAGTCGCATTTTCCGACGCAACAAAAAGTCTCGCTAATCCAATCGTGCGATTGTGATGTATTATTTTGTCCGAGGTGAATCATATGGACAACAAATTCAGCGCAATTTCCGAAGCCGCAGCACTTATAGGCGCTAGCGAAGACTCATTGACCGAAGAGCAGGCACAAAAACTTCTGCGTTCTCTTGTAATTTCAAACAAAAATATACGCATCAGAAAGGCACGCGCAGGGGTAGAAAGAATGCGCGAAGAACGCAATGAGTGAACTTGTCAATAAAATCCATTCCTTAAAAAAGACAATCATTGGTCTGCGAGAAGAGGTTGCATCCGAACGTGCCCGATACGTAGACGAAGTGGACCATTCCGAAAAACTTGCATTTTGTTTGGCTTCAATCATGTCTGGCGCAACTGGCGATGTGGGTACAACTGCTGAATTGACCCTCAAAGAACACCATGCAAGAAGGGTGGCTGACGAATTATTGCCACCACTATTGTCGCTTGACGATGAGTAAAGTCTTTAGAAAACTTGACGAGGCCCACTTGACTGGTCCCTTCGCAGTTGCCTTATTTGTTCTTGCGTATGATGTTTTTGCGATACGACGCAATAGGAGTACAATAACCCGCGACGTGCATCACCTAAAGACACTCGGGTATGGGCCAGAGATATCGGGCGCAGTTGCCGGATTATTATTTTTCCATCTGCTTTTTCGCGATAGGTAGACGATGCACCTAAAGCACCTAGAGGACTATGTTGTTGAGTTGGCATCAACAACCTTAGAAAACACAGGTGAGTTCACCAGTACTGGGGAGGTCGTGTCGCGACTCATGGAAATCCTCGTCTTAGAGGAAAGCCTTATCCCCGACTTCGTAGTTAACGGTGATTCGGCCTCTGAATTTGAAGGCTCATTCTTTGGCGTCAACGAATATGATGCTAATCTACATAGAAAATCGGCAGATGGAGAAAAGATGAAGACACTTGCATGGCTCGGTATTGCAGTAATAACGGGTGTGGTTGGTTTTCTTGTCGGCTTTTTCACAGCCCCAGCCTGAGGTAAAACAATGATTCCGCCAGACCCTGAACAACTCACAATTATCACTGACCCCAAAGATATCCCACAAGTAGAAACCGAATGTTTCTATGTTGCCGTTAGGGCAAGATACCTTGGGCGACTATGGGAATTGAGAATTGATACAAAATCACACTCAGCAATGCTTTCAGTCGTAACCATAGACAAAGTATCACGTGGTGAATTTGTTAAAGCCGTCAAGTACATCTCTGATGGATTGCCGCCAATCGACGTCGTTGGCTTGGCGGGCATGGCAGCCCATATTCAGGTTCTTGTCAATCAGATTTCGCACAAAACATTCACCCTTGAGGGAGAGGCAAAAAATGTCGTCTGAATCAAATGACTTGCCAGAAGTAGGCATTGACGGGGATATGGACGCCCCAAACTATGCGGTTAAAAGATGGAATATCTGCATCGCATGTGACCGACTCTTCACTCCCACCAAAACGTGCAAAGAGTGTGGTTGTTTCATGAAGATTAAGGTTCGCCTAAAGGGGTCTAGTTGCCCACTCGGCAAGTGGTCAGCACTCTGAATGTGCGTCAATGAACGATATTAGTTTCTCTGCATTTGTATCGCCATCGTAGGCTGCTTCATTACGCAGCCACCTAATAAAGTCATACCAGCGTCTCTGCTGGTCTGGGTCATCGAAAACAATCGTGTACTGAACGACCGCTTTCGGCGTGTTCGCTAATTGCGACGTAACCAAGCCACTGCCTTGTACGGCAATATCCCTGTGTTCAACGTTTGAGGGTGCCACTATTTGTGATTCCCCTTCGCTGTTCTTTTTTACCATAGAAGATAGAATTGCCTCATTGATATCGGCGATTGGCTGAATCACTGGGGGGATGTATTGCGGTGATTCTCGTGACTCCGTATTTCTTTCCTGCATGAAAGATTCCTCTTCCATTGCTGCAATCTCAAATTCATCCCACCCAAGACCATTGAATAGGTCCCCGTAGTCATCTACGATTGAGCCGAGTAAATCTGAAATCATCCCATCATCAGTCTTGCCGAGTTCTGAGGTCCTGTTGTCAGCAAGGGCGAATGCGATAGCCCGTGAATCATCGGCATCCATCCGAACTGCTGCTATATGTGTCCACCCAAGTTTCCTGGCAGCCATTACCTGGTGATTACCAGCGATAATTGTTGCAGTGCCATCGTCGTTGGGTCGAATAACTACGGGCTTAACCTGCCCAAATTCGGCATACGACGCGACAATGGCGTCGATGTTCCCTCTTCTTGGGTTCCCCGCCAAAGGGACCAATGTGTCAATATCAACCAAGAGATTGGATAAAGACTCGTCTGCGTTGTGATTCATGACGCCTCCATGAGCGATTGACTTACTTCAACTAACTCTATCCCAGCAGAAGTTAGCAAATTGAAGGAACGCCCAGCATCACTATAAGAAGAATCCTCTAGATATATAACCCTGCGTATATTTGCAGAGGCAATTTGCTTAGCGCATCCAAAACATGGAGGGCCATTAACAATGAGTGTCCCACCTAGACGCAAAGACGGGTCAGACCAAAGTAGTGCATTTGCTTCGGCATGCTGTGCAATACAGTTATCGTAGTTGGAGCCAGGCTCACTATTCTGCGAGTATCTAGGACAGTGGCCCTCGTTGCAATGGCCAATTCCTGGGGGCGAGCCATTATACCCAACGCCAGCGACTCGTCCATTTGCCATTAACACGACTGCAAAATATTGCCTCTTAGAGCAAGTAGAAAAAGTGGTAGCCAACTGAACGCAGGACTTCAACCAATTGAGTTCACGGCGTGACGGCATTACGGCATTACCTGAGCACGCACATTGGCGTTCAGAGTACGCATTGCATCTATTGAGGTTCTTAGAGAAAGTAACTTTTCTCTTTTGGATTTAACTAATGCTTCCGAAATCTTGTAATCAAAGTGTTCGTCGGCCAATTTATAATCAGCCCAAGCCTCACGTTCCTTGATTGAGCCTTTTGCTGCGAGATATTCTTTTGCCCAATTTGCTTTATAGATTGCTTCCTTCTTGGCAGCATCTCCTGCAAGTTTTTCAAATGCTTCAGTCTCTTCTTCAAGCATGTCAATAAGACGCAGAAGTTCAGACTCAATCTCTACTTGACTAATGGGGCCATTACGTATTCCCACGAACAATACCTACTTCCATTAGGGGTGACCAATCCACGTTCTTAATAGAGTCCATACTCAACTTAGGCCAATCATAGTGCCCCATGCCCTGTGATGTCCAGCCCATCTCTTCAAGTAACCAGGCATCACACTCATCGTCGGCGCTCTTGCCAGACCAAATCAAACCCGTTCTCGCTGATACTGCCGAAATTACCTCTGTTTTGGCTGCATTACCGCGACCAGTGGCAAATTTTGCACGACAGGTAGGTGGGACATCAATGAATGGAATATTCATCTCGTAAAGAAGCAAGCGAACAACGCCGCCAAGTTCACCAATTTTATGGGATTGAGAATTGCGAGCCGCAAAGGCATAACCCTCAACGATAACTCCCTGCGTGCCAGATTCAATGAGCACCGCAGATAGTTGGTCGCGTATGTCAGCCAGACGTTTTGTTTCTTTGAACTTACTAACTATGGCTTGCGTCTTGCCGTTAATTGAAATGCCAGTTGACGTCAAAGAAAGGTCGAGACCCATGAGAACCATTCACGAACAGTATCATCAGGAAATGCCAAAAACGGGAGGTCTCCCTCCCGTCAGTGACTCCTAAGGTAACGGAACTGTATACCTAAAGGTAATTCGTTTGTGTCGCACCGCTAGACGGTGCCGCTATCAGGCTTGACCGAAGCGGTTGTCAGGAACGATGGTGATGGGGGTGGTCTCTTCTTCGTCGAGTTCCACGAGAACTGAAACGCCCAAGTTGGAGCCAGCAGTGCCGGAACCAATCTGGTCAATATCAAGGCTCAATAGGTCGCCAGCGGCGAAGGTGAGGACTTCAGGCGTACCGGCCAAAGTTGCAACAACTGCTGCAGCAGCAATGGTGGGACGATTGGCCTGGGTGGTGAAGATGGTGGTGCCATTCTTGTTGATGTCAACAATAATGCTTGAACCTGCGGATGTGGTTCCGACTCGGGCAGAGATTTTCTTGATTGTGCCACCGTAAGGGGCAACAACGAAAGCCTTACCGGCAGCAGCGGTGAGGACTCCGACGCTTTGGAACTGAAGAACTGCTGAACTCATATTTTTTCTCCGTGTCTAGTGTTGGTTACGACAAATAGACTTTACTACATTAAACGGCCCCCGTAGTGAACAATCAATCCAAATTTATGGCGATTTAACTATCTCTTTCCCAGCCATGCTTGGCCAAACCTAGGTCAAAGGCCAATTGGGGCTCACGACCTATGCGGTTATGGCACTCGCGACATACCGCCATAAGATTAGGTTCATCGATTATTGAGCCGCCTTGAGACCGTCTGACAATTTCGTGGATATCCACACTGCCTCGCCGTACATACGAAACTTTGTCGTCGTGTTTGGCGAATTTCGGACATGCCTCGCAGTATGGGCGCTCAGAAAGCAGACGCTCAACCACTTCTCGGCGTATTACATATTCTTTTTCGCGTTTTTTACTGCGCCTACGCACTAGTACGTCCTTGCTATAAGAGGGATACGTCTATCTTATCAAATAACCATTTATCCGATAAAGAAGCCCATAGTGCTTCATCAATGGGGGTTGGCTCTAGGTCGTACTTGTCCATTAATTTGCGATGCTCAAAAATTGCACGCTTGTAGAATTCAATTACTTCCCATGGACTGGACTCTGGTGCAACCCCTGTCTCAATCATTTTGGTTACTTCATCCAGGCGCTTATTCACGTGAAATAGGAATCTTTCAACACGAAGACGGCGGTCCGCATAGGCGCCATGCATTTCTTTCTGCATCCGCTTGCTGCCTATATTCTCAAACCGACGCTCATCTTCGGCTTCTGCTCCCGCTATCTGCTCAATCTGTTCGTTGAGGTTTTCTGTTAGGGCGATAAGCGCTCGCTGCCACCTGCCCCAGTTGTCGCGATGAAGTAGCACATTGCGCTGCATGGGGGACAACTTGTTTTTGACTTCCTCTGCGACCATATAGGCCAAGGCATCGTCACTAATAGTATCTGTCATTTTTTCCATCCTGGGCATATTGACTTATAGGCACACCAATCACATAGGCGAGACTTGTTGTGTGCAAACACCCCAGTTTCACATGCCTCTTGTATTGCATCGTATGTGCCTTGAACGTAGTTTAAGGTATTCGTAAAATCTTCAGGTACGAGTTTATGTTGGAAAATTACCCCATCCTTGAGATAGAGCAACTTAATCTCAGAAGCATCTGCTATCTCCAAATTCCTCAACAGTGTTGCATAAATTTGGAGTTGCAAATATTTATCTACTACCCATATTTTTTTCTGGGGTGTTTTGCCAGTTTTATAATCAGAAACACAGACACCATTTTCCGTGCCATCAAGTCTGTCAATAAAGCCCTTGACGGTAGCGGTGCCAATGAGCCCGTTAACTTCTGTTTCTATCCCCTTAACCTCAACGGTCGTAGGGTCTTCGACTTTGAAGAGATTTTCAACGCACCACCATGCTGACCAGCGAAACCGATTAACCTCGGCCTCTTTGACGAACCCCTTAATTCTATTGGACCAATCACCGGTTTCCCAAACTTGACGGGCTAGTGCTTTGGCATAATCCATAGTGCGTTCGTTAAATGGCAGAGCATAGAACCCTTCCAATGTCTCATGAACGAAGTTACCCAAGAGCGTTGCTGATGATGGCAAATCTGGTATTTGGTCAATTTTGTTAAACTTGAATTTTAACGGGCATTGATTGAAGGTCCCCATTGATGATGCGGACAGGTATGGGGGAGGCGTGAACGGTGGTCCTCCAACACCATCTGACAAGGTCACGAATCACTCTTCAACGATGATTTGTGAGCCAGGGAAACTAATCCTCGTGCATTCCTCAATGAGAGCCATGAGGATTTGTGGCGTTGCCGTCTCTAGGGTTGGCTTTGGTGCGCCATTGGCAAACTCGTTCCAGAACTGGCCCAACTGTGCTTTTTGTTCGGCGTTGAATGAGCCACTCAGTGTTCGGAATTGCTCCCACAGGGCAGCAACCTTGGGGTCAATCTGTGGTCGTGACTGCGCCATATCGTGCTCAATCTCAATGCTGAGTGCTTCATCCGAGCGAGCGAGGTATAGGGCTACACCGAATTGCTGAGCAGCCTTTTTGAGTGCGTCAGAAACAGCGCCCTTGAACTCGTCGCCAAGGTCAACAATTTCCCCTGCTTTGGTTCGCTTGATTTTTTGTCCACCGAAACCATCTTTGGTCACTGCCATCCAGCCATCACCACCGTGTGTGCTTAAGCGAACATGAGCGACAATGAAATCGGGGTCCAATGGGTCGCGTTCGCACCTGATGATTTCTGAAGACCAGCCTGCAACGCCGAAGCAACGATTAAGGCGTGCAATAACTTCACTAACAGGGATGTATGTGAGTGCCGTGCCGCCCTTGCGAAGTTCCCGCTCCACTTCCGGAGGGAAAGGCTCGCTCAAGTCCATGAGGAGACGATGGCCTTCCTCTTTGCGCTTTTGCTCGTCCTTGGCCCGCTTCTCGGAATAGAAAGCATCTTCCGCAATGCGTTCCTGCAGGTAGTTGTGTGTTACTTCGGGTAATTCGCTGTGCACTTTTTCGTCTCCATTTATCTCATTGGTCGGTTGTTTTTTTGCTGTTGCCATAGCCGTTCCTTCTTCTATTACTTCTTGGACGTTATGGAAATACTGACTTTGCCTTCGGACTTTTCACAATATGAATCAGCCGAAACGCCAATTTTCCCCAGTTCGCCGACACGCCAATACGACGGTGCTGCGTAATCAAGCATTTTCGCCATCATCTCCATTGGAGACAATAGGACCTCGCCTGTGTCCATGTCAATGGATGATTCGTAGATTCTGTTGGCGACGATTGAAGCGAGACCCTTGTGGTCCCATGCTTTTCTATCTGCCCCAGTTCGGCGCTCAACCTGTTGACCCGACGGGAGGACAATAATGTCTTCTCCCATCTTGCCAATCGCAGCCTGCTCGAGTTCGCTGTCTAACATGCCAATATCTCTCTTGAGTTCGCGAAATGCATATAAAATTTCACAAATCTCCGAGACCTCTAGGTCTGGCGAATTCACTGATTCGGCGATGCAGTTGCTTAGAACCTGCCGAATATCGGCAATGCGCTCTAGTGCATTCATTGGAACCCCTTCCGTATTAGGTATCTTCAGACGATGATACCCACACGCCTACGTTGAGGCAACCCCAAACCAGCAAGATGTGTGAACGCGCCAACGGCAGAGTCCACTTGGTCATCGTGGTCGCATGCCTCGGGGAAGGTTGATAATTCGTCTAGCCAGTCTGTTAGCCACGGGCCACGAACGCACCTCACGTTGCCATTGGCTACGGCTGCGGCGAATGGTCGCGCCCTCGTGACTTTATCGCCCGTGGACCTGATTCCCAAAAAATCAAATCCTGGAAGGACGTACCGCGCGTACTGGTCAACCAACCCCTTACCAGATGAGCCTGGCTCTTGTTCCATGCGGATTGCAACCGTTCCCCCATCTTCGTAGGCGGTTTGGGAGATAAATTCTTCTACCTTCTCGCCTCGGACCCTGGCTCGGCGGACATCGAGTATGTAGGCTATTCCGCCATCAAATAACATCAATGTCCCAACAGTCCAGTCAGGATTTGGATTCGTATGAGATGGCTCCGTGGCAGCAAGGTCCCAGAATCTAACGGCACGCGCAGACGTAGAAATTCTAGGGATATCGGTTTGGTCAATAATTACGATGGATTCTCGTTGGAACATTGAACCAAGGGTTGTCGCCCACCAGTCGCCCTCCTCAAGACGGCGACGTTCAAGTGGGTCTAGGGCTTGCAGGGCAGTGCGATAAGAGTCAGCATCAATTCCGGGGTTATCTGACAATTTGGATGGAACAAAAATACGACCCTCAGTCTGCCCTTCTACGATAAATCGTTGGCGGACCCAATTGGGCGCAGGGTTGCAGGCGGAGCGCATTCTTAGGGGAACCTGAGCCAGCGGACCCGAAGCAGGGCGACGCAGACGGGAGAACATGTATCTGTAGTCCGATTCTCTAATTTCGGTGACTTCGTCCATGCCAATAAATTGGAATTCGGCACCCTTGTAGCGCAGGAAGTCCTGCTGGTTGTTGAGGTAGCCGAAAGAAAGTCGTGCTCCGGAAGGGAATATCGCCGTGTAGTTGTTCGCATTCCAGCGAACATCGTCAACGGTTGACATCCAACTAATAAACCGGTCCATGATGGCTCCGGGAAGTGCCAAGTCGGCATAGGTACGACGGAAGATAATGGCAGAATAGCCAGGAACGTCGACGTATTGCAACGCTGACATTAACAACGCGGAAGATTTCCCACCACCAGCCGCTCCTCCGAATAGTGCCTCTAATGAATATGTTCTGAGGAAAACCTTTTGAGTAAGAGAAGGTTCTTCTGGGCAGAACGATGGTTGCTTTGGCTCCAAAAATTGGAGAACTTTATTCCAGTCCGTCATCATCCACTCCAAACGGCTCGCAATGTATTAGATTGTCTCTCGTGAATCACTTCAAGGCATATAAGCACGATAGCATATGAAAACAATCATCGCGAAATTGCTAATCAAGTTACGGATACACCTCCAAAGGGAACGCATCATAACCCGTTCCTTTTCTGCCCATTGTTTAATGGTATTGTTTATTTTGCTTACGGCCATTGGAGCAGGTCTTTTATTGCCGCCTTTGGCCCTTATCGTGGCAGGTGTAAATTGCGGACTATACGGATATCTGCTGGGTTCTGATTAACTATGGCATGGAACAAAACTGAAAATAAATCACTCGAAAATCAAGCGCAAAAATCTGCATTTGGTCCGGGTGGAACGGTTGCTCAAAATGCCTCGTACGTAGGCAAAGGGTATCGTGACCCATGGGATATTGAGCGAGCCTACAAAGAGGGCATGCAAAAGGTTACCTGGGTTGCACGGTGCATCGATGCCATCGCTGGCAACCAGGCAAGATTGCCTATTGTCTTACGAAAAGATAACTCGCCTGACGGAATGATTGTCAAAGGTAAGACAGCAAAAAATAGTGGCTTACTAGACATCCTAAACACTAAATCTAATATTGGTGAAAACTCTTTTATCTTTAGGTACAGAGTCTCGTCACAACTCCTACTAGGAACGCGCGGAGTCTTTATTGAAAAGGTGCGTGGACGTGATGGGGGCATAATTGGACTAAACCTGCTCCCCCCGCAGTCAACCGCCCCAATTCCTGACCCAAAGACATTTGTTTCTGGCTACGAAGTACTAATGCCCAACGGCGACAAGGTCATCATGAAGCCAGAGGATGTGTGCTGGATTCGTAGACCACACCCAATTGACCCATATCTTTCGCTCACGCCGATGGAGTCAGCGGGTATTGCCATTGAGATTGAAAACCTTGCAAAGTTATACAACAGAAACTACCTACTCAACGACGGTCGTCCTGGTGGATTGCTCGTTTTACGTGGGGAAATTGATGACGACGACAAGGATGAACTACGTAATAGGTTCAGAGGCAACCTCGGTCGCGTAGGTCAAACAACCGTAATTTCCGCTGATGATGGGGTCGACTTTGTTGATACATCATCAAGCCCACGAGACGCCGCCTATATTCAAATGCGCCAGATTACAAAAGAAGAGATTCTTTCTTCATTCGGCGTTCCGGAATCAGTTATTGGTAATGCTGCGGGCAGAACGTTTTCAAATGCAAGCGAAGAAATTCGTGTTTTTTGGAATGAAACAATGTCCCCGCACCTTGAAGTCATCGCCCGTGCGTTAGATGAACTTGATGCAGAACATTATATTGATTTTGATACTTCAAGTGTTCCAGTCCTAATTATTGCGAAACAAGAAGTTGAGCGATATTTGCTGGATGAATTGCGTGCTGGACTAATTTCAGTCAACGAATACAGAACTGGCACTGGGCGCAAGGATGTTGAGGCAGATTTGGCTGACAGCCTTCTCATGAACCCTAACCTCACTCCTATTGCCAATACAAAGAAGCCAATGGCACCTCCTCAAGAGGGAATGCCAATGCCAGGAGCAGGCGGCCCAGGAATGCCTCCAGGTGCACCAGGAATGCCTCCAGGGATGCCAGGAATGCCTCCTGGAGCCCCAGGCGGAGGAATGCCAGGAATGCCGCCCGACATGCCAGCAACGCCTCCTCCGGACCCGACCACGATGGCTGGAGCAATGGCTCTTGAGTCTATGGGTGGTGGAGCGCCCCCAGGGATGGCGGCGATGGGCGCTAGCACTTCTGAAATCCTGACAAAAGATGATTCCAGTGAGACGTCACTGTCTAGGTGGACAGAAATTCTTGACCGAGGAATTGAGCGAGTCTTAGAGCGCATGCAACGAGTTGTTATAGAAAAAATGAACGGGCAAAAATCTCGCAAGTCCTTAATGCAGGGCTCACTTGATATTGATTCGGTTTTTTCTTTGGAAATCTGGCATAAACAACTAGAGGAAGACATTAAACCTGTTCTTTCTACGATTATCCGTGACTCTCAGGCTCTTTATTTTGAGAAATCTGATGGCTACAGGATTCCCACAGCCCAAGATACGGTCATTAACATTGATGCACAAATGACGCGAATTAAAGAAATCATTGACAATGTTCATACGCAGGTGGGGTCAGCAATCTATAACTCGTACGGCATCAATGATGAGGCTGCTCGTAATTCAGCCCTTCGTTCATCTGTGACTTCTATATTCATTGATGCAATCGCCAATATTAAGCCGCGAGTTGCGTCTGGCGAAGCCCGCCGAGCATGGGAATTCAGTCGCCCTTAGTTTCAGTAAACTCACGTAGAATTATTTACTGAAACTCCATCTATTTATCCCTAGTTGCACTCATAGTTGATGAGTAGAACTATCATTAAGAGCGTCGTTAGGAGCGGTATGTCTACAGACCAAATCAGTTTCAAGGCACTAAATGGCCAGATTAATATTGATGAAGCACAAGGTATTGTTGAGTGTTTTGTTGCCGCGGTTGGCAACAAGGACTCAGTAGGCGATGTTGTCGCTACTGGTGCGTTTACTGAAAGTCTCAAGCGCCGCAAGCCTCGTGTTGTTTGGGGGCACAGTTGGAACGACCCAATCGGTAAAGTTCTAGAAATCTACGAAGTTCCTACCAGCGACCCGCGATTGCCAATGAAGATGAAGCAAGCCGGTGTTGGGGGACTGTTTGCGAAGGTTCAGTTTAACTTGGCTACAGAAAAGGGACGCGAAGCATTCGCTAGCGTTGCCTTCTTCGGCCAAGAACAAGAGTGGAGCATTGGCTATAAGACGCTCAACGCAACATTCGACCCTGGCTCACAGGCAAACATCCTTCACGAAGTTGAATTGTACGAAGTGAGCCCGGTTCTTCACGGAGCAAACCAACTCACCGGAACAATCTCCGTCAAGAGTGATGAGGGTGAAAAGTGCGGGGGCCCCATGGCCCACAT